CAGGTGGAGTTGAGTACGCCTGAAATCGCCAACATGACGGCGGCGCACATCCTGCGAAAAGATCGTAATCACCTCAGCCACGAGGACAACAAGCAGGCCGCGCGGTTGTTCAGAGACGCAGCCTACTACGTGGGCAACGATCCGATGATCACGGAAGCGCAGCAAGCTCTCGACCTCATCGAGAAAGCAATTGCGCGGTTGGGAGCGACCATCGTTATCCTCGACAACCTGCACGCGCTCTGCCGAGGGGACAACGAGTTGCGCGACCAAGCATCCGCCAGCCGCCGTATCAAGACTATCGCACAGAGAACAGGCACGAAGTGGGTGGTCGTCTGCCAGCCCCGGAAGGCCGACTCCAAGAACAAGGGCAAGACCCTCCACATCTCCGATATCAAAGGGGCGGGAGCGATCATCGAGGACGCGGACGCACTCTTCACGATCCACCGTAACTATGTCCAGAATCCAGATCCCAATAACCCGCCCATGGACACCTACGAGCCCGAGACAGAAATCCACTGTCTGAAGGCACGTACCAAGGCTGACGGCCCCACGTTCTCGAAGCTGTTCTTCCACGGGGCGCTCGCCACATACGCCGACATCACTCACATGGAACCTCCTCCGCAATGAACCTACACAAGAGACTGCGCACGAAGTCCCTCTTCGACAGATACGCAAGGACGCCTCGCGGTGCCTCTGAAGAAATGATGTACCGGTTCTCGATCACGTTCGAGTTACTTACGGGTGCTTCATATAAGGAAGCCAGACGTAAAGTTCTATGCAAAATACGGCGTAAATTATTTGGATTTTCCGCATCAAAGCAGTAGACCCTTCCAAATCTGAAGAACCCGCAGGGAGCACACCCATGCCCGTACAGGCGAAGAACTTCTTCTTGTTCCGGACTTTCAACGAGGACGGATCCGTCAAGAACCCTGGGATCAAGTTCCGCCAGTCCTTCGACGCGCCAACCGATGTGGTGCTGATCAATCCAGCTGTTCTCCAGCAACTCCTGGCGACGACAGCTGTGAACGGACTCATCGACGTATACATCGCTTCCGAGTAACACCCCTTCCATGACACCAGAAACACAACAGCCGCCCCAGCGCGTGTGGACGAAGCCTGCGCTCACGATCCTCGCCCTTACCCGCGCCGAGCATGGCGCACACGGCGTCGGTGTGGACCACAGCCGTGCCCACCGCAGCGCCTGAAAGGAACCGCTTGAACATCCCTGCCGCCACTCTCAAGTCCCTGCTGAAGAAACTCTCGTCCGTGCGCTCCGAACTGGTGCTGCTCGATACCGCCGCTGGCACGCTCTTCGCTGCGGACAATGACATCCGCCTCTGGGTAGAGTCGCCTGCACTGAAGGACGAGTCGGGCGCGGTACTCACGGTGAATGGCCGCCGGCTCTCCTCCGCCGTCAGCCGGCTCTCGGGCGTCCTCAGCGTGACCCACGGCAAGAAAGGTCTGACCGTCGCCTCCGCTAAGACGCGCTTCGACCTCGAAGTCACTCCCGGTAAGCTGGATCCCCGTACGGCTGAGAAGGGCGCGACCTACACGCTACCGCTGGCCGAAACCAAAGCGCTGCTCAAGGCTGGCGCCATCATCACCCAGAAGGGTCACGCCTCCTACTCCGACATCGTCGAATTACGCGGCGACACGGTGCTGCGGGTTCGCGCGACCAACGAGCGGCGCCTCGCGGTGATCTGGGGCGGCCCCTACGAAGGCGAGGCATTCCAGCACCTGATTCCCGTTTCGGTGATCGGCGCGCTGCAGGAGATCCCCGGCGAGTCAGCCGTGCTCACCGTCAGCGACGCCTTGGTCACGTTCTCGACTACCGACGACCAGGAGACCCGCGTCATCGTCTCCGCCCGCCGGTCGGCCAAGCAGTTCCCGGACTTCGACGGCATTCTCCCCAAGACCTTTGCCCATGAGGTCAAGGTGGATGCGGCCGCGATGCGCGAGGCACTGGCCCGTGTCGCCCCCTTCATCCCCGCCACCGACCTCAAGACCGTGCTGGTGACCTTCCCCGGCTCCGAGGTTCAGGTCTCAGCCAGCAACGGCGGTGTGGCAGTAGACGCCGTCCCGCAGATTGACCCGGCCAGCACCGAGGACGACCCGTTCGCCGAGACCCCGGCCGCGCCGTACAGACTTCACATGAACCACACCTACCTGAGCGACTTCTTCCAGGCCGCGGAGGGCACGGTCACCATCGGGCTCAACACCCACCCCAAGCCTGTCTGGATGGACGCCGGGAAGACCAGCGCGCTGTTCACCCTCCAGGTTCCCGCCTAACACACCGGCGACTTTTGCCGCGATATCGCTTTTCAGAAGGTAATCCCCATGAAGTGGAAGTCTCTCCTCCTCGCAGTGGCACTTGCAGTCAGCGCGTCCGCACAGACGGTCACCGCGCCAGTTGTCGTCGGAAACACGATTCAGTTCTCCATGACGGACCCCTTGGGCACGTACGCCTACACGATCCCGGTCGTCCTCAGCGTAACCGTCGGCACCGCCTCCGTGGCCTTTACTCCTGTGCCACCGCCGCCGCCTCCTCCACCTCCGCCCGGTATCACCATTCCCGGAAACGCAATCCAGATCGGCATCGAGAATCGGACCAACTGGATCGCGGTACACGACGCAGGCACGCCCGGTGCTGTCCAGACCATCGTCAACACCTACAACGCGACGACGGGTGTACGCACGCACTCCATGACCTACACCGGCAATGGCGGAACCCGCTGGTCGGTAAGCCTGGGCAGTGCAGCGTACGACACCGTGGCCACCCATTTCGTCTACGACGTGTTCGTCACATCGCCGAACTGGCTGCAGGTGAAGAACCTGGAACTGGACGCGAATCAGGTGCTGGCGAACGGCGACACGGTCATCTACGGTATGCAGTGCTCCATGTGGTCGAACACCTGGGAGTACACCTCCACGGTCGGCGGCACGCACTGGATTCCGAGCAACGTACCGTGTAACTCCACCAAGTTCGCGCCCAACTCGCGCCACCACTTCCGCCTTGCCTATCACCGCAACAGTGCAGGCATCGTGACCTACGAGGGAGTGGAAGTGGACAGCGTGTACTCGGCGCTGACCGGAGCCGTCGTCAACGCAGCCAAAGCGCTCGGATGGCCGAAGGGTGACCTACTCTTCAACGTCCAGACCGAAGGTGCTACCGCAGCAGGTACGACCACCATCCTCACGGATGGGCTGACGATCTACCGCTGGTAACCGAGAGGCCCACAGGAGAAACGGCATGAATTACGTAGAAGCACACCAAAATCCGGCACCCTGGACGCATAGCCAAGAGGGCCTCGGCGATTACATCCACAACGCCAAAGGCGAGTGCGTCATGAGCGAGGAGAAGTACAGCACGGACATCAACCTGACCGACGAGGAATGGAAGATCGTCGCGGCTGCTCCTACTCTCGTCAAGGTGGTTCGGGACTTTCTCTCCGTGATGGCGCGGTTCGGCAACTGGGATGAGGGATGCTTCTACTACAACAGCGTGACCGCTAGTGAATTGCAGAAGCCGATTGCTGATGCTGAAGCGGCTTTGACGGCAGCCGGGGCAAGCCTTGCTAGTTGAGGTTCTTCCCCCGGAGTCGCTTGCGATCATCGACCCGGCGGAGGTAGCGCGGCAGACGGTCGTCCAGTTACTGGACGACATCCGCGATCACGAGTACGAGCTGGCCGCCAACTACGCGCGGCTCGGCGCGGTGCTCTTCGACATCCGCCGCAACCAGTACTGGGACAAATGGGGCTACCTCAGTTTCGGCTCCTACATCCGGGAACTGGCGGACCGGGTACAGAAAGAGCGGTCACAACTCTACGCGTACATCGGCGTGGCGGAAAAACTTCTGCCGGAGGTAGACGAGCACACGCTGGTCGCGATCGGTATCACCAAGGCCGGCGAGCTCAAGCGCTTCGTCTCCCAGTCCGGCCGCCGCATTCCTGAGAAGCTGCTGCAGGTAGCGCTCGACGACAAGCGAACCGCCAAGGAACTGCGCGCCGCGGTGCTCGAAGAGTTGCACCAAGCACCAGACCCGGCGGGCAAGTATTACGAGATCGGCGGGTTCTTTTGCACACCTGATGAGAAGGCAGAGATCGATCTGTCGATCCGGATAGCGAAGGGTTTGGATCCAGCTATTCCAAACAACATTCCAGAACATATGCAAATGAAAGAGGTCATGTTGAGGTGGGCGCGCGAGTTTATCGCCACTTGGCAGGAGGCATTTGAACGTGGAGGAGCTTGAGCTTACCTGCTATAGGTGCCGCGTCACGAAAGTAGAATCTTTGTTCCACCGGTGCAAAAAGAACAAGACAGGCCGGCACACGATATGTATCGAATGCTCCAAAATGGAGAAGGCGGCCTACTATCGTTCGGAAAAGGCTGTGCGGTTGAGAAAAGAACGACAGCCCGAGATTGTAGCTTGGCGGGCACAGTACAACAACAACCCGATAAACAAGGAGAAAAGACGCGACGCACATTACAAACATAAATATGGAGTCACTCTAGAAGAGTTCCGTTCCATATTAGAGCGTCAACACCATCGTTGTGTCGTGTGCGGAGAGAGTCCATCCAAGTCTACGCAAAAGAAATTCTGGAATCTAGATCACGATCACGACACAGACAAAGTTCGGGGTGTGCTGTGCACACCCTGTAATCTCACGCTCGGAGTGGCCAAAGAAAGCATACCTCGCCTCCAGCGCTGCCTAGCCTACCTCCGATTCCACAAAGGAATGATCAAGGTTCCGGGTCCTTTCATGTACAGCAAGCCTCCCCAAGTTGCGCGTAAGAGTTGGTGAAAACGCATGGCACGGATACACGTCCCGCATAGCCCGCTCGGGAAGTTCTGCTTCTTCTTCGCAACACAGTGCCTGTCCTACTTTCTGTTCGTGGCCAACGCCCGGGCGTACACCCAAGGGCTCTATCTCTGGACCGGAGCGACGGACGGGCTTTTCGCCATGCAGAGCTTCATCATGCTCCAGCTGATAGCGAAGGACGCACAGGCCAGCGGCTTCTGGGCCGGGGCCGGTTACACACTGGGCGGTGTGTTCGGCTCGCTGCTCTCTATTTTCGTCACACAACACCTCTACGGACACTAAGGAGACTCACCATGTCAATGAATCCTCAATACAGCTATGAAGGCAACAGCATCAACGCAGGCGTCGGCCAGAGTAACGGCGACCTGAACAGAACAGCGATTGGTGGGCTTTCGGGCTATGCCTTCACCGTCAACCAGGGCGGCGAATACGGGAAGCACGAGATCATAGACGCTGACCGGTTCGAACTGGAAGGTGAGTTCGTGATCTTCTACAAGAAGAACAATCAGGTCGCGCTCCGCCGCCTCCACGAAATCGGCAGCATCTCCGCCCGGTGAGCAAGACCGTCCACTGTGAGATCGACGCCGCTGGCGATGTGATTCGCATCTTCAAGTTCGCCAAAGATGCGAGAGCACTGCCAGCGGAGGCGGTCCGCGAGTACCCCAAGGCATACGCCGTTGAGCAGATCCGCCGCTTCGTCTTCGAGCGATCTAAAGACATGGACGGCGTCTCCTGCTGCGAGTTCTGTGGTGCCTCCCTCACATGGGAAAGCGGGCATATGCACGAGCGGCACGCCAAGGGCAAACAGATCGACGGCGTCTTCGGCGAGGTCTCGCGGGCCAACAGCTGCTTTATCTGCTCGGGCTGCCATACCGAACGTCCGGATTCTGCACACGGGGACCGCCGCTGGCAGAGCGCGAAAGTAAATCATGCACAGTTCGCGTAAGTTTCGCCCGTAAATTGCATCATATTTATCACAACCCTTCACGCACCACCCTGAAAACCCCATGCCAGTTTCTGTCTCAGTCAGTTACGAGCTCGACTCCGCGCGCGTCCACTTCCCGGATAACGGGCCGGTCACAGTCCCTGCGGACTCCATCACCGCGTCAATCACACACGTCAGCTTCCAGTGTGACAATCCACTCTGCAAGAAGAACTTCGGCGGCGTTCCCCGGTCATTCTCCTGGCAGGAAGAGAAGGTACAGGCGGACGCAGACGCGCTCCCCGACGATGCCTTCCGCATCCTCAACGTCCAGTTGTTCGACGGCCGCAAGTTCGCATTCTGCTGCCGCCAGTGCGTCGGCACCGCGCTCGACATGCTCGGACCGCTCAAGAGCCCACGGGAGCAGATGAGCAACGTCATTGCCATGCCGACCAAGGATGACAACGACGCGGTCACGGTGGCGCACGTATGACCGGCGACGAGTACATCAAGGCGCAGATCGCCCGGGCGGCGTGGCTCCGGGCGAAGGAGAACGGCCCGCTTGCTATGTTGGCAGTCGCCATGGTCGTTCGCAATCTGGAGCGGACGGGTAAGTCGTGGCTTGCGGCATGCGATGAGGTGACCGTGGAATGTTTCGGCGGCAACCCAGATGTCCGAAACCCAGACTTCCAGAAGTTGCTGTACGGCGTGGAATCGATCTTCGACGGAACCGCGCCCGACAAACTGACCAACGGCGCAACCCTAATCGGTTATCTCGGGGAGGCGTACCCCGGATACCAGCAGTGCGCTGTCGTCAGCGGCTTGGTGCTGCTGAAGTGACGCTGCTCCTTTGCTGGCGCTGCGGGTACGACACGCGGCTCACCCAGACCACCTGTCCAGAATGTGGACACCCTCTCAAGCCTGTCGCAGGCAGCGATTCCCGGAGACCAAATGCCGAGAAAATCTAAGCCCCGCACCCCGGCGCAGCAAGAGCGCGACACCGACCTCCGGCTCCGGCGCACCTACGGCATCACGCTCGCCGAGTACAACGAGCGACTGGCCCAGCAGGGCGGCGGGTGCGCCATCTGCGGGAAACCCGCCGCGACCAAGCGCCTGCACACCGACCACTGCCACAAGTTCTCGAAGCTGTTCAAGATCGCCCGGTTCAAACTGAAGCACGGTGGGTACCACGCGTCGGCGGAACACAAGACCGACCCCACATCTCGGCTCTTCTACTTCTTCACGGTAAAAGACACGCGGCAGGAAGCAGTCGCCGAGGTGAAGAAGGAACTGAAGAAACGCAGTGTGAGGGGTATCCTCTGTGCCCACTGCAACCGGGGCTTGCGCTATTACTTCGACCGGCCAGAGTTGTTCGTCCGAGCAGCCCAGTACCTCCGCGACTTCGCGGACCGCACCGCATGATCTACGTCACTCCCTAATCTGCCATTCCCGAGGAACCCCATGCCCTCCAAGACACCCCTGAAGCTCAACGGCAAGCCGCTCGAGCCTTCGAACAAGCAGCGCATCCAGCAGGTGATCGCTTCGATCCCGCACGGCCATCTGCTCTCGACGGCTGAGATTGCCAAACAGGCCGGCGTGCACACCAACGACATGGCCATGAATCACCCGGATTTCCAGGCGCACAAAAGGAAGCACGTAAATCGCTTGGTTTGGGGTGGCAAAAAAACCATCGACCAGTACGACCAGCAGATGAGCGAGGGTAAATAGTGCCTACCACCATTGCAGAACTGAAGCAGCGCCAGGACGAGAAGGACGCCGCCGGAGCCAAGCTCGGCGAGCAGCACGAAGTCACCGGCAACACATGGGAAGTGTCCATCCCTCGGACGCGCATCTGCACTCTGGAGCAGTTGGTCGAACACTGCAAGATCGATCTAAACACCTGGACCGTTAAGAGGTTCGTCGCCAATAAGTGGGAGGTTGGTGCCAAGAACCCGGACTCCGGCAAGATCGAGGTCGAGCCGCTCTTCCAGATCAAGGCGTTTCTAGAGCGCCGGGTCGAGGTCGCTGACGCTGTCCAGGAACTGGACGAGTTGAAGCGGAAGGCTAAGCTCAGCGCAAAACCCTGGGTGTCGATAGATCGGAAGATTTCTCTGCCCTCCGGCAACATGCTTGAGGTCAATCTGCCCGATTTACACGCGGGCAAACTTGCATGGCAGCAGGAAACTGGCGGCCCGAACTATGACACCAAGATAGCGATCAAAGGGTACTGGGATGCCTTCAACACTCTGCTATCTCGCGTGAAGCATTTCGAGTTTGAGCAGGTGCTATTCGTGGTCGGCAACGACCTGTTGAACTCCGATGACACAGAAGGGCGCACCAACGCCGGCACACAAGTCTCCACGGATGTCCGCTACCAGAAGACCTTCGGTACTGTTCGGGACACGATGATTGAGTCGATAGAACGCCTTCGGCGCATCGCTCCGGTCAAGGTGGTAATGGTTCCGGGAAATCACGACAAGCTGTCGGTCTGGCATCTTGGCGACTCCCTGGAGTGCTACTTCCACAAGTACGAAGACGTGGAAATCGACAACCGACCGCGTCAGCGCAAATACCATCAGTTCGGCCTCGTCGGTCTCATGTTCTACCACGGTAACAAGGGGAAGAAGGCAGACTACCCCCTAACCATGGCAACCGAGATGCGGAAGATGTTCGGCGCCACCAAGTTCAACGAGTGCCATACCGGACACCTTCACAAATCATGGGCCGACGAATTTCACGGGGTCATCGTCCGTATCCTGAGCGCGCTCTGCCCCGCCGACGCTTGGCATTCGGAGAACAACTTTATCGGTAACCAGCGTACGGCCGAAGCCTTTGTCTGGAACAAGGACGAAGGGCTCATCACTATCGCGAGATACACGGCAACCGAAGAAGACGAGGAAGTCGCATGAGCGATTACCAACTGCACGGACCAGAAGTCCCCATACTCCGGAAGAGACCGGGACTGACGACATGGACACCGGTCCGCAAGCCCATCCAACTCCGCTTCCGCAACGGCTACTGGGAGTTCGAGGTGGATGGGAAGCAGCACAGCGGGTACAGCTGCCTGACGTGCGCTCTCGGCACCGCCAGCAAGATTCAGATGGCTGTTCGCAAGCGGGAGATCGACCGCGCGCTGCTGGAGATGGAAGCGAAAATCTGGCGACACGAGTTCGACACCCCCACCGACCCTGTCCAGAAAACGGACGATAACCCATTCGCGTTTCAGGAAGTACTGAACCAAGCCAGCCCCAATGAGTTTCCTTGGCCCGGCACGATCATCCCCGTGGATGCTGACGACCCGCGACTGCCTCGTCGCAACTGGTTCCATCGCCAACTCGAGGACATCGGTCTGACAGTCCGCATGATGTGGGAGTTCGTAAAACGGGAGGTTTTGTGATTTTACTCGGCGTGATCGGAAGAGCTCAACAGGGGAAAAGTACCCTCGCTAATGCGATCGTCACCCACGCCGCCACCCGCGGTTACGGTGCCCGCGTCTACGAGGTCTCGCACCTCATCCTCCGCTACTGCCAGAAGGCCGGGCTGATCGAATCGTGGAAGACCCGTGCGGACTGCACCGAGCAGGACGTCCAGACCCTGATCGACGTGGGACACGAGAAGCGCATCGAGGACCAGAACTACTGGCTCGACTCCATCGCCGAGATGATCCGGCTGGACGCGGCTGACGTAGCTATCATCCCGAATGTCCGTGCAGATAACGAATGTGCCTTCGTACGCGAAAAGGGTGGCTCCATCCTCCGAGTGGTGAGCACGAACCCGGATGGCACGCCGTACATCCCGCGCGACCGTGACCCCAACAACCGCTTCGAGACCATCTCGATGACGCTCACCCCGGACTACGAGATCAAGACGCCACGCGGCGCCGAAGCCCTCGCCAAGTCCTACGCACACTCCCTCTTCGACTACCTCGCTGCCAAGGCTGGCGAGTGAGAAAGCCGCGGATCGTGGTAACTGCCGGCTTCTACGCCAAAGCCAAAGAGACGTGGGCAACGATGGAGGCGCGACAATCTATGTCTGAAACCCTGCCCGCCAACTCCACAGTCGAGCGAATGAGTGAAGTGCTGAACGACCTCCGGGCCAAAGTCCAGAAGAAGTACCTACTCGACGAGCCGTATATCGCTAAGTTCCAGAACCTGACCTTCGTGGCACCGGTTCTCCGCGACACGATCATTTGCGACGTGAGCATAACTACAGAGGTGAAAGCATGAGACATCCAATGTTATTTGTCGCGGATATCGCGCTGTGTGGTCTTTTCGGTTTACTGCTCTCGACACTATTGCCTGTGCACGGTGGGCATGTTCTAGGTGCGTTGGCGCTCATCGTAATTTTTCATGCGGATCGCTTCTTGTTCATCTTCGGTAAACGATAATGCCTGGCATCCTGAGCCGCTTCCACGACACCCAGCCCTTCGTCTTCTCCGCCGATGGGCGCAAGCTCGGCCCTGGCCACAACGCGCCGACCGTCAGCGAAATCGCGCGCGGCCTCGGCAAGCTCTGCCGGTTCGCCGGCAACAGCCGCGTCTTCTGGCCAGTGCTACTGCACTCCATGGTGGTGGCCGATCTGGTAGACGAGGAGATCGCGTTGTACGCCCTGCTGCACGATGCGGCCGAGGTGGTCTTCAACGACACGCCGACGCCGTTCAAGCCGTCGTTCTTCGAGGCGCGGGAGAAAGCAGTACTGCGCAAGCTCTACGCCGACATGGGTGTGCCTGAGCCGACCGAGGATATCTTGGCGCGCGTGAAGGTCGCCGACCGTGCGGCGCTGGTCGCGGAGGCGCATGTCATCGGGCCGCTGGGACTGGGCGAGTACTTCGGGGAGAGCGACTCGACGACAGAAGCCGTCATTCTCGCCTATCTCAAGGACTACTCACCCAACGACTACCTGACCGAAGGCCGCGCCGTGATCGACTTCCAGACCCGCGTCCGCTACGCCGCTGATCGAGTGCGGAGGGCCAGCTGATGCCGGTGCGCCCCATGCGCCAAGTCGACATCCGCGACGCCCTCGGAGACGTCACCCAGACCCACGTCCTCCCCAGCACCATCGGACCGGACATGGTTCTCGACTACTACGGGCACGCTCTGCATCACTCCTGCCCATGCACCCCGCGCGTCGAGTACGTCAACATGACGCCGGTTCTGATCCACCGGAGGGACGTATGAGAATAGTCACCCTGTCAGATACGCATGGACTCCACCACAAAGTCCATATTCCAGACGGCGACGTGCTGGTCCACGCTGGTGATTTCATGAACTTCGGAACCAGAGTTCAAGAAGCTACAGACTTCCTATCCTGGTTCGCGGGGCATCCGCATTCCGAAAAGATTTTGGTCGCCGGGAATCACGACATCCTGTTCGAGCAGGACCCGTCGTGGGCTAATTCCCTGATCCCACCGGGCGTCCAGTACCTGAAGAACTCCGGTACAACGATCCACGGTATTCGGTTCTGGGGCTCTCCGTTCACTCCGCGCTTCATGGAATGGGCGTTCATGGCTGACCCCGGCGAACCTATCGCCCACATCTGGTCTCAGATTCCAGGAAAGACGGATGTTCTGATTACACACGGGCCTCCGCTCGGGATTCTGGACGAGATGGACGAGCCCAAGCAACGAGTCGGCTGTGAAGAACTGCGCAAGGCTGTGGATCGGATAAAGCCGCGCTACCACATCTTCGGTCACATCCATGCAGGCTACGGAGTCGAGATGCCGGAAGAGTCCGAAACCCTGTTCGTCAACGCTGCCGTGTGCAACGAGCAGTACCGCCCGATCAACCAGCCCATTGTCATCGACGTTTAGTAACGTGGCCCTGCGTATTTCCGCGAAATAAATCTCGCCGAATTGCATCCATAGTGACAGAGGAACAACAGATGACGTTGAAGGAGAAAGCGAAGGCGCTCTTGTACTCGCGTCGGCCGCTCGGTCTCAACCTCCAGTTATGCAACCACCCTGACCGCTTCGTGGTCTACGCCGGGATTGCAGGGTTCGGAACAATAACGGCGGTCTGCACACGCTGCCTACTGCAGGCGGTGTCTCGTCGCTGGTGGAGGTTCGGACGCTGATGGACCTGATCGCAGAACTCGATTCGCGGAAGAGCTACCTGAAGGTGTCAGAGTTCGCCCGGATGCTCTCGGTCAGCGCGCGCCAGGTCTACAAACTGGTCGAGCAGCACCGCCTGCCCGCACTCAAGATCGGCACCACCGTGCGCCTCTGCCCCCGCGCCGCTGCCGCATGGCTCCGCGAAAGGACTGCCTGATGTCTGAAACGAAGAAACGCTACGTGGTCGTCACTCTCTCCATCCCTGTTGTCCTTTCCTATCCCGACGATTCGTACTGGAACAAGGAGGGGATCGAGTTCCACCTTAATGAAGGATCCAACTGCGTCGACAACCAGATCCGCGACTTCATCCAGCAGTTCGAACACAGGAATGACAAGGACTGCTACTGCTTCGACCCCGAGACCAAGGCCACCTATGTCCGGGAGGCTACAGACGAAGACATCTTGAGAACAGGGATTCGCAAGTGACCAACGACACAAAGCCACAAGGCCCGCCCGCTCCGGCGGGCTTTTCCATTTCCCGGACAACGCCTTAGTCATGCGCCGGTCGCCTTAGTCATGCAAAACGGGTCCAGACACGCATCTAGGTTCGCTGTATTCGCATTTGGAAGATTCCTCGATGTGCCCAGAACCCGCATGAACACTGGGAAATCCAGTTAAATCAAGGGGATTTTACAAAGGCTGGCGGAGAGGGAGGGATTCTGATCACAACCACTGCAAGTACTTCATTCTATAGATACTTGACAGGAACACACAGCCCGTAGTACTACAATAGTCATGCAGTTCTGAAGGAGACGCATGGCTAACCGAACCTGCACCCTGATGCTCTACTGCCGCACCGAGAACGGGTGGCGCCGCTTCCCTGCCGCCTTTGGCAAGAACGGGCGCATCCGGCCCAACTACGCCGAGGTCGCAGGCGAGCAGGTCCACTTCGATACCGCGCGGTACGAGATCCGCTTCTACGCTGGCCGCAAGGTCCAGTTCAAAGCCGTCCAGGGAAGCGCAAAGGACGCGCTGGCAGCCCGCCGCCGGCAGGAGGCTCTGCTAGTCGCCCGGGACTCGGCCAAGGCCTCTGGGGCCACCCTGGTCGAGAATGAGCCCACCCGGAAGAAGCTGACGCAGGAGAAGCAGCGCTGGCTTGAGGGGCTGGAGGCCCGCGGAAAAGCCGAGTTCATCAAGACCGCGCGGGTGGCGATCGACGACTTTCTGGCCGCCACGGAACTGATCTACGCCGACCAGATCACCGCAGACGCCATGCTGGTCTTCTACCGGGTTCTGCGGAAGCGCGGCAACTCGGCGCGCACCCTCTACAACAAGGTGATCAACCTCTCCGCCTGGTTCAAGGACATGGGGCTGGAGGTCAAGTCCATCGTCAAGCACAAACCGGTCTACACAGAGCGGGAGGTCGACGTCTACAGCCCCGAAGAGATCGGCGACCTGTTCCGCGCCTGCCGCAACGACTACCAGCGCGCGCTGTTCGACGTGCTGCTCAAGGCCGGGCTGCGCGAGCAGGAGGCGGTCAATCTGGAGTGGACGAACGTCGACTTCCGGGCCAAGGTGCTCCGCGTCCGCGAGAACGTACAAACCGGGTCATCCATCAAGGACCGGGCCGAGAGATCCGTCCCTATGCCTGACAGTCTGATCGAGTCATTGCGCGCCTGGCGGGAGAAAAGGCCCAAGGCACACCTCGTCCTCGGCACCGCGACCGACCGGCCCAACAACAAGATGCTGCGGACGCTGAAGCGGGTGGTCAGCGCGGCTAAGCTCAACTGCGGTCGCTGCGATGGGTGCACCACCCGGGACGAGTGCCGCCGCTGGCGCCTGCACAAGTTCCGGGCCACCTACACCACCCGCCTGCTGCAGAACGGGGTCGATGCCCGAACGGTCATGGCCTACACGGGGCACGCGGATTTAGCGACCGTGCTGCGCTATCTGGCGCCGGCGGAGGACGCCCCGATGCAGTCCAGGATCAGCAGCATCGAATGGGTGCGGTAGTCCGGGAAATGGAAAAGCCACCCGGTGAGAGGTGGCTTGGGTTACGATGGTAAGTTGATGCCTTACGACCCGCAGGGCATCATACGGGGTGGGGTATGGTTGTGGCCTTCTTCGAGATCCTCGGGATCCTGACGCTACTCAGCTTCTCCATACAGGCGACGGCCTTCCTGTTCGACTTCCTGACGAAGCCTGTCCCTCGCCGCTACCCTGCTCCTGTGCGCCCCCGTACTGCACATCCAAGGGCTCGCATGGTGTCTTTCAAAACACACCCCGACTAGTTTCCGCCCATAATCTTCTTCGCCTTGGCTGCCTTCACCTTTGGCGCAGGAGCCTTGAGCGCGGGACGCTGGATGTGCGCCTCACCCTCGGGGGTCACATGCACCGGGCTGGTCTTCGGAGGTTCTGGTTTCGGATAAATCGGGCGCCGTGTTCGATCGACTGCTGTCTCCGCGTTCAGCTTCGGGTACGTTGATCCTGGTACCCCGACATTGCTATTCGATGCGTTTCCGGGGAGACCCTTCGCTGCTGGTGCGGCTTGCGGCAGCGCCCCCTGCGAACGGCCAGCCTGCAACGCCTGGGGCGGGGCTGTCGGGCCAGCAGGTGCCGGGTTGGGCGTCGTCTCGGCAGTGACCGTCTCGGGTGTTCCCTTGCTCGGCAACCGCGGCCTGTCCGGAGTCTGGACGCCGCTATCGAATGTGCCGGGCACGGACTCGGGTATCTTCTTGGTGAAGCGGCGGATGTCCGCCTGCGTCTGCGTCATCGGAGACTCGCGGAGCAGCGTCTGTGCGATCTTCTTCTTGTCTCCGTGCCCGAGGACAGCCCCGGTGACGTCACCGACAGACTCCGCCACGTGTCCGATGAACTGCTTGCCTGTCATCGGGCGGTTGAACTGAACCTCTTTCGATGCCAGCGGAACGCGCGCGTTCTCCAGCGCTTCACGAGTGGTGAGTAGATCAGATTCCGTCTGCTTGAGCTTTTTGAAGTCCTGTCCGGTGGCGTTGCTTAGACCGTCGTAGTATGTGTTACGGACAGCTGACGAAGCGGCACTCAGAGCCTGATCCAGATTCGCCGACCGCTGTACAGCCACGCCGCTCATCTTGAAGGACGGAGATGTCTGGTTGTTCAGGTACATCCGAAGTCCGTTCAACTCCCCGAGCGTATCTACGCTGGCGACGCGCTTCTTCAGCGATTCCAGTTCGTTGACGTCATCTGGGGCATATTTTTCCATGCCCTCCTTCTTCAGATCGTCAATGGCTTGCAGAACGGGTTTCATATCGACGGGCTGGTTCTTCACATTCCGCAGCGCGTCCAGGTGTGCCTCGTCGATGTGCTGCTGCGCATTGTGGACAGCTTCGTGGAAGGCGTCGTAGGTTTCCTCTGGAGTGGCTTTCGGATCGAGGATGCGTTCCCGTAGTGCCCGGTTCGACTGGATCTCCTGCTGAACGATTGGGGAAACGCTGCTGGCGACCTCCTTCGCGTCGAAGTTCTTCCCCATGCCAGCCTTGCCTTGGTCGATGACCGCAGTGAAACCGCGATGGGCTGCGCTGTTCTCAGGATTGGCTCGGTTCTCAAGAGCCCCCTGCGTCTTGTTGACGCCGCGTTCCGTAAGGTGCGGGACCAAAGAGGTCAGAAGGTCGCCTAACGTTTCGCCTGCACCCCGGTTGGGGCTTTCTTCCATGTCCTTCTGGTCTTCAGCAAGCGCTGGATTGACTGCCGCATCCGCCATGTGTGATAGACCGAGGTAGTAGTTGGACGCGCGCTGGCTGTTGGTGACAGCGGGGTCGTTCCGAAGATGATACGCAGTGCTGATTTCGTCGGCACCCTGCCGTATCAACTGTCCACGATTGTGCAGGTCGCTCTTTATACTATCGACAGGGTTATCAGTGGGAATGGTGAGCCCCGACAAACGGTGCATCATCCCACGCGCGGCGTCCCCCATGTTTGAAAGGAAACCCCCATCCGTGGGTGCACTACCGCCCGTACTCGGTGCATCCCATTCCACACCGTCCGCGCCGCTGGGTGTAGCAGGAGCAGAGGCGGACGGCTCAGAGGTTCCGGTATACACGGTCGCTGGCGCAGTAGCGCCAGCCGTTGCTGGTGCGTCCCACTCGACTCCGGGAGTTGTGTTCTTCTCGTCGGCCATGAGTTAGTTCGCCCTCTTCCAGTTCTTGTTCTTCGCCAGCAAATCATCGACTTTGTCCATGGTGGTTGTCCCGCCGCGGCCCTTGTCGTCCACAATCCGGACAGGGATAGAGGCTCCGAAGTGCGCGCGCACGAACCGGTTGTGGTCCGCGTACACACGCATGCGATCACCCAGCGCAATGCGCGCCGCGCGCACGGCTTCGTCGATCTGCGCAGTGTTGAAGTTCTTCGGGAAGTTCTCCTGCGCGAGCTTAATCTTGGCGTCTGATGTGGCGCCGCCCTGAGCGAAGATCGAGCCGTATTGCTCCGCGATATCGTTCATCAACTGATGAAGCGTCACACCTTCGGGGCTGCCGGACTGGATACGGCCCCAAGCCTGTACATCGTTCAATGCCGGCAGTGATGTAATCCCGGCCTTATGCGCCTCCTGCTGCAACTCGGACAGCAGTCCGCTCTTGCCGTCGCTGCCGGTCAGCGTAACGTTGGCCTTCACCTTAGTCTGGACGGGGACGCTGTTGAACTCCTTCGCCTCCTGGCGCTGGCCCTCAAAGTCGTACTTGCCGCCGGAGAGTTTCAGGATGCGGTCCTGCACGTCCTGACGGAACTTGGACGCTTCCTTACCCATGCCTTTGCCGACGGTGTCGATGGTATCGTTTCCGGCAATGATGTTTTTGGCGGCGCGACCAACGCGGTCATCCGCGTTGTTGGGATCAGACACGTCCGATGCAGCATCTGCCGCCTGACTGGTCTGCGTGGCTCGGCCTGCCCGGGCAGTCTGGTGTGATTTCGCGTCGGAAGCATGAGCAGCGCCAAGCCGCTGGGCCGCCTGCGCCTGTTTATCCGCGAGGTCCGCCGCATCCATGGCGACCTTCTGCTGCTTCTGCCGATCCGTCTCCTGCTGGAGTTGATACTGCGTGTGCTTGTTCTTCAGCGCGATGTACTGGCTCGCATCCAGTTGCTTGCCCGGCTGTAGGATGTCGGCCGCGTTCTGCCCCATGGTGTCAAGGAAGCCGTCCTTCTTCCACGCGTTCAGCGTGACGTCTGACAATGGCACCTTGCCCTTGGGATCGAACGCCGAGTAAACGTACTGGTAGTGGTGCTCGCCAGTCTGCGCGTCGACGCTCTCCTTCATACCGACCGGCTCCCAGTCCAACGCACTTGCGCCAGGATTGCTCTGGATGGTCTTCTGCATCTCTTCTTCGGGAACTTGGTCGAAGGTCGGTTTCAGTCCCGCGTCGAGGTACGGGGCCACATTCGTCTTGCCGGCCTGCGCGTGCTTCTGGTGGGTGTCGTAATCCTGTGCCTGCGTTTCCTGATTTAGCTTCAGGGTCCCGATGTTTGAATGAGCGATCTGTGCCTTCAACAGTTGCCCGTTGACGTCGGTCTCCTGCTGGTCCCGCTGGTTCTTGTCAGCGGTCATTTGATTTTTGAACTGGTTCTGCGCCTGCTCCCGCCGGCCTTCATCCTGTTGACCCTTCATCTGTTCGACAGCGCCTGCGCCTGCGACGGCACCGGCCAGCGGACTTCCACCTGCCGCGCGCGCGGCCTGCCCACCAACGGCTCCACCAACCAACGCACCTGCTAGGATGCGCCGGAAGAGTTCGCCGGGCTTCATGTTGCTCACCGTCGTGACGGTCTGTCCAGTTTTCGGATCGATGCTGTAGTTAGCTTCCTTGCCGAGCGCGCCGAGCAACTGCTGCCCGATGCCCGCAAGATGGCTGGTCTTCGCGGCTTGAACCTTCGCTGTTACATCCGGCTCCGTCGGATTCAGAGCCGCGACTTGCGCGTTCGGCTGCGGCGCGGGGGTTGTCTGCTGTACAGGAACTGGACTCGGCTGCGCCTCTGCCGGTGCGGTTGGTTCGCCGGCGGGCTGCGCGTCTCCCTGGGGTACTTGCTCGTCGTTCTCTTCCGGACCCATTAGCGGGGCTCCTTGTCACTCTGAAAATTGGCGGTGAATATTGTTAGATGAGTTTCGCGGGAAATACTTGCATCTTTCAGCGCGCGGCGGAGGAATTTCACCACCTGCTCCACGCCTCCCAGTTCGCGTATGCCATAGGCGGCCAGCAGATTGCGTAGCGAGTCGTCAGCCTTGATCCGGGACCGGGACTTGCCCGATAGCTTGAGTTCCATGTCGACGACGGACGCCTTGTAGCCATTGACGAACGAAGGGAAGACACGTCTCCCTTCCTCATCCAGTTCGTGCTTACCAGGGCGCGCAAAGGAGCGGAGGAGGAGCGGACTCCGAAGTCGGTAGGCCGTAGACTCCGGCTCGTGCGCCCGGTTCAGGTGTGCAATTGCGTCAACGAGTGCTTCTGCTTTGTTCATGAGGTTAGCTGCCCATCACCTTCTTGGCGATTTTTGTGGCGCGTGGCGTATCGTCGTCATCGTCGCCGTCTACATCCGGTTCGTTGTCGGCGCAGCAGGACTTGTCTTCTACCGGATGCCCTTTCATAGAGCACCAGCGCGGACGCCCTTCGGAGTCGGGCTGATTCAGTATCCCTTCGCCGTACTCACAGCGCTCACACCCAAAGCCGCGCGGGTTCGGTGTGGTGCCGAAGTCCATGCGTGTGTCGTTGAATCGACCGCCGGGACAGTACTTCCCTTCCGGGTCGCCGAAATTCGTGACCTCCCAGAATCCGCAACTGGACTGGTGCGGCTTGGCGATCACTTCGGTGATACGGATGAGGCAGGCGTCGCCGGGGGCGAGCTTGTTGCAGGCCGCCGAAGACCCGTCCTTCAATCCGCCACAGAGGTAGGCACCCATGGGGTCGTACGTGTTGGAGAGGCCGCACCGCGAGTCTGCGTACTGCGCCAGCCGGACGCTGTCCATGCGGCGCTTCGCGTACATCACCTCGTCTTCCACGGTGATGCTGGTCGGCATGATGAACAGGCCGTCGTCGCCGACCGGTGCGTAAAGGATGGGTCTCCCCTGCTGCTTGTCTGTTTGTTTGCTCATATCTTAGAAGCTCGGCATGGTTATGGGGCGTTACCCGCCCATGATTTTCTTGCCGATCGCGCCACCACCGGCTCCACCGAGGAACGCGTCCGCCGCGCCTCCGAGCAGGCCAGCCCCGATGTTCCATGGATTCGCCGCATCCGCCATCTGCGTGTTCTGTTGCGCGGAGTTATAAGCTGTGGTGCCTGCTCCAGTAGCCGACCCGGCTGCTGCGTTCGGGTTCTCGATACTGGATAGGGTGTTGAGACTGGACACCGCGTTGTTGTAGTTCGCGTTGCCCTGCTGGTACCCGGCGTTGGTGATGCCCAACTGCTGCTGCGACTGCTGCCCGGCCGCTGCGTTGGCATTCTGCGCTGCGATCTGAGAGGTCACACCCTGCGGGATCACCGCGTTGCCTCCGCCAGCCGCCGCGATGTTCTCGCCGGACGCTTGCTTGGCTGCTGCATAGTTCGCCGCAGTTCCGCTGTCTGCCTGTGTCCGCAGGGCCGCATCCTGTTGCGCACCGAAGCCGTACTGGCCGGGGCCGCCCTGCAAGGTCGACGTCAGCGAGTTCGTCAGATTGCCCAGCGTGGATGCCTGATTCTTGAATGTGGATCCGTAGTCGTTCTGCAGCGTGTTGTAGAAGCTCTGCTGTGAGTTGGCCAGGCTGGTCTGCTGCGAGCTCGGGCCTTTGCACAGCGCAATCGGCGAGCCTGCGGGCAGATCGTATCCTTCTTCGAAGACGCACACGTAGCGGCCTTCTTCATCATTCCAGCGGTACTCTGCCCTTGTGGTTATGCGCACGTCTTCTTCTCCAGGTCAGACAGCCGCAGCCGGTAGACGGTATGCGGCAAACGTTCAAAAATCTGGTTGGCGGCCAGGGTCTCGGTGCCCTTGTCGCTGCTCAGGAAATAAATCTCGCCGGTTCCCTTCAGGTACCCCAGCGAAACTGCGAACTGCAGCAGTTCTTTCATCGCGCGGCTCACGTCTGGTTTGCTGATCCCCGGGCGAAAGGCCATGCCTTCGAGGAACATCGGCGTCTCTGCTACGGGCCGGGGTTTGCTCTCAGCGTCGATCAGCAGCGGCTGCTGCAGCGGCAGGAAGGCCAGCGGGCCGTCCTCGTCGAACGCACACATGGTGATGGTGTTTTCATACGTCGCCACCATGGGATCGAAATCGCTCTGCTCGCGGTTCGCCATCGCCCACTCGAAGAACACCGGGGCTTCCTGTTCGCGCGCAATCCGGCAGTAGATGTGCGATCGCACTAGCGATTCTCCTCAGACGAAACGATGGTCGGCGGACCGGGAATCTGCGGCATCGGCATATACCCGCCGGGGAATGAGCGGGCAAACATGATAGGCAGCAGCGATTGCAGCCAGTGGCTGAGCGCACCGATGCTGGTTTGAATGGCGTCGATCTTGCCCCGCATCTCTTCGCGCGGAACGAACCTCTCACTCAGAGTGTCGAACTTGCCGGCGTGGTCATCCAGACGCTCCCCGTGGTCTACCAAGGTCTTGTTCGTTGTCTCTTCCCAAGCCGCGCGCGTCGCCTCGTTGGCCGCGTGTAGTTCCTTCTGCTGCAACAGCTGCTTGCGGTTGTTGTAGAGCAGGATGGCGATGGTAACGAGTGGCGGGAGGACGTCGTGGAGATAGGGGGGAAGAGAGGTCACGTGGGCCGGTGTGCTTTCGAGAGGATGGGTCTACGAAGGGCGGTGCGGGGTGCTACTAAACCAAGGTGAGCGTCAGAACGCCGCTGACCACCTGCAACCGGTACGTGTTCCCATTGGTCGTATCAGGGATCACAATGCCGCCGGACGCGCTGGTGTCGAACTCTGGCGCGTGGACAGTGCCGGTAAAGGTGGCACCGGCAAGTGCTGCTCCGCCGATAGCGGCGAGGGTGCCGGATGGTAGGTCAGCGGTGGTGAGCGCGCGGAAGGTCGGCGCTGCTGCGGTGCCGCTCGCCGGGCCAGCCCAGAAGGTGTTGGCTGTCTGCGTCGCGAGTGTGGCGGTGATGGTTCCGTTCGCGGTCAGCGGGGATCCGGTGATGGTGAAGATACCGGGGAAAGTCAGGCCGACGCTCTGCAACGCGACGGCGAATGTCGCATCTTCGCGCAGAAACTTTGTCGTGCCAGGCGTCGATCCCGGGTCAGGGACGAAGCCTGGCGCATGGTTCGGGCCGGAGGCACCCATCTGCGTGTTCTGTGTGAGAATCTTCGCCGACATTAGAACACCACCAGAAGCGTGTGACCGGTAGTTGGGGCGGTCGTGAAATCGATCACCCATTCCCCGGCGATGATGTTCAACGTCGCAGCGGCGGAGACCTGATAAAAGCCGTTGTCGAAGACATCTACGCTGGTTGTCTCGGGCGCTCCGCCGACGATGCGGAACCGGGTCGTAGTTCCGTTCGGCACCGGGGCGAGTGCGTACTGCGCGCGGTCATCGACAATGTCGGGGGTGAAGATAGCGAATGGCGTTGCGCTGGCGGCGGGTGCTGTGGTGAAGACCACTGTCCAGTTTCCGGACACCCGGTTCAGCGTGTAGTCGGTACCGGGAATCAGCAGATGCCCGTCCGCGCTGTAGACGTCCACGTACGCGCCGTTAGGTAGCCCCGTCGGGAACGTGAATGAGGTGATTGTGCCGTCTGCGATAGGCGTGAGTCCGTACTGCTGCCGCGCGTCCACCGGTGTTGCGTACACAGCCGCCATCGTCACGCTGGCTGCGGGGGGTGTAACGAACGCCACCTGACTGCCGCTCAGGGTATACGCGCTGGTCGGTTGCAGCAGCCCGCCCACGAAGATGTCGGTGTAGCCGCCGGGGACCGGCCCCTGGATGGTGAAGGATCCATTCGACCCATCCGGCACGGGCGTCGTGGGGTACTGCTGCCGCGTCGTCTGCGCGCTCACGGTGACGCTCTTGTTCAGCGTCGCTGTCCCGCCGCCGAACAGACCTGCCCCGGCCACGACGGTGACGCCGACAGTGCTCGAGACGGGTTGCGGGTAGAGTTGGGGCATTAGGCTTGAATCACAGCGAACGAGAAGGACACGTTGAGGATCGTGCTGCTGCCTACCGGGTTGGTCACGGTGACATAGATCGTGCTGACGCGGGTGTTGTCGTCGTTGAACCCGATCACGATCGGTGAGCAGGTCCAGTCCATCTCATTGGGCGCCAGCAGCAGAAAGTCAGCGATGATGCCGGACTCTGAGCCGGGTACCACCGGGCTGGTCTGGCTGCGGCCCAGATCAGCAACCTGCGCGGCCTTGGTCGAGTACATCCGGATGCGCGCCGGCGCGTTGACAGTGACGTGAAGCAGAGCAAACACCGTCGCCATCGAAACCGACACCTGGATGGACTGTCCCTGGTTCAGGACCGGTGTGGTCACCGAAGCATTCTGAATCGTCTGCGCCGCTACGCTGCTGCCCGTCGTGCCTGCGGAGGAAGAGCCACCAGTGCCGATAACCGTCGTGGTCGACCCCGACGAAGCTCCGCCGTTGTTGGTCGGCTGCGACGGCGTCATGGTGCGCGTCTGGGGAATCCCCGGCATGTCGAACTGGCGCAGCGAATCAGGGGTGACCGAGACCGGGGGCAGAGGACAGCGGAGGAAGTTCGGCGCGGCCTGCGCAGCCTTGACATCACCACCACTCGGCGTGGGCCGGGTGGTCGGCTCGTATCTCTCCCGGTTGATCGGTGCTGTCGCTTCTGCTAGGGTCGCCATTATTTCTCGGAAGAATAGCCGCCGTACAATGTGAGACTTAGAAGCTCGTTGGCAGCGTCTTCTGCGGGCCATGCGAACTTGATCTGCATGTGACGGCAGATTGCGGGCAACTGTGTCTGCGAGAAGTACCGGCGGTCCATGTAGAGGGAGGCGCTGGCCGGCAGTTGCGTCGGGTCGGGAACGTTGTTCGGCAGCGCCTCGAAGGTTCCGGATATCTCGTCGAGCAGCACGCTAATCGACGCGCGCGACCCGAGAGCACTGGCGTCCGTCGTCAGGAAGGAGAGTTCGGCAATCTGGCCGGGCAGTGCGAGCACTAGCGAACCGATGATGCCGAATGCTGTGAAGGCCGTACCGTTGTCAGTGTTGGCGGACAGGTTGCGCTGCAGGAGTTGGCCGGATCCGGTGGGTCCGACCAGTAGTTTGTGCACGCCCGGGGTGATCTCGATGGACTGGACCGCCTTGACGCCGCCAGTTATGGTCGCGAACGGACTCCACATCATGCCGGTCTCGGGCGCGGGCGTGGGGCACAGCCGGTACCATCCGGTCGAACCGTTCGCCACGTACAAGGCCTTGTCCTGTGAGCCGTCCACATGCCAGCTGACGTACACCTGCGTCGGGTCCCACAACTGAAGCTGGTCGCCGATCGGGAAGCCCACTTCGGAGACTCCGGAGCTCGGGTCGAGCGCGATCAACTGCCGGTCGGCCGTGAAGAGGTAGATCAGCGTGCCGTTGACATCCAGCGCGTTGTAGGAGAGCAGCCCGATGCCGGTGAGGTACGGCGTGAACAGCAGCGGACTGTTCGCGGTTGCGTTGCCGACGCCCAGGTAGATGTCTGAGACGGTGAAGACCAGCAGGCCGATAGATGTCGGCACCATGCGCTTCACCGCGCTGGGAAAGGTCGCGAAGTTGATCGGCTGAAATCCGTTCGTGCCGTTGCCGATGGGCGTGTCCGGGCCGGTCGACCAGTACACCGTGTTGCCCAGCGAGACGAAGATCCGGCCAAGGTGGTAGGTCAGGTTGACCACTCCCACCAGTGGTGGCGTGTTCTGTAGCGCCGTTGGTGCCTGCAGCAGGATGTTCAGTCCGCGGTCGGTGGTCGTGTCTGTATACCCATTGGCGAGATAGTCCTGAATCGCAAGCGTGTACGGGGTGTTTCCCGGGCCGGGGATCAGGAAGAAAGTCGCGCCGCCGTCCTGTGTCCGGAAAATGGCCACGTAATCAACCTGCGGGTCATAATTCGCCGGGATGCCGCCGCTCACCGCTACGCCCGTGGAGGCGCGGAAGTTGCCAGTCGCCGCAGTGATCGGGCTGACATTCGACACCGTGTCGTCCAGCGTGTTGACCAGCGAAATGCAATACTCCCACCCGCCGTTGACTGTGGTCAGCGTGCCAGTGGGTGGCGAGCTCGCCTGCCCCTGGTTGATCCAGAGCAGGTTCGGATTGTCGGCGGTCGTCCCGGAAAATGTGGTGGAGAATGACGGCTGCGTCGTCCCGGACTTACCCGCTTCATACGGGTTCTGGGTGTTGTTGTTCGGGTCGATGATGTCCGCGGTCGTGATGTATGAGGTCAGCGCGATCCATGCGTAATCCGCGACCGGGCCGATGTTCGTCCAGGTGAGCGCGCCCTGCGACTCGGACACCGTCGGATAGCTCGGGGCGAAGCTCGTGTTCCAAGCCGGCCAGATGGGTTGGGTTGCACCGCTCTCTGCGGGGTCCGGGATGATGTTTTGCCCGTTGACAGTGACCTGCAGAGTCTGGCCGGAGTGGTACCAGTAGTCCCAATCGATCTCGATGGGATACGTGCCGGCGGAGGGGAAATTCACCACCACCGAGTCGGTATTCGTGCCCGCCATGTTCGTGCATCCGAACACCGGGAAATTGCTCACCGCCGTCGTGGTCTGGCCGATGGGGTTGGTGGTGAGGCCGCTCACCATCTCGGCGCCGCCGCCGATGCCCCAGATCAGGCCGTCCTGATGGATGAGGCTGAAGGTGTACTGCCCCGGCGCAGGGACTTCGATGTTGGCGATCAGCGCGAGCGCGTAGTTCTCTGAGTTGCTGGGGAACGGGACCGTGTACCCGGTGGTCTCGCCCGCGCCGTTCAGCGTCGCCCACTGCACTGGCTTGCGGTTCGGGTTCGCTGGCGGATTGAACAGGAAGCTGTTGCCGGAAGCGGTCGCCACTGCGCTGCCCGTGGTTGTCGGGAAGGTGAGGATGCAAGCGCCCACCGGCCCGCTGTGCGGCGCGTTGTAGAGGTAGGCGTTGATCGCCCCGGTGGTCTTGATGCCGGAGAAGCCTTCAAGCTTGAACAGGCAGGGTGTGCCGACGGCTGTACCGATGATGAACTGGCCTTGCGGGTACGTGGTATGTGGATGCCATACCAGCGAGGCCGCCGTCTGGATCATCGTCCAAATGGCCGTGCCGTCTGTCGTGGTCGTACCGACGGAAGTAGCCCATGCCGGGGCGCTGTTGCTGCTCGTGCCCGCAGTTGTCACCTTCTGCAGGTTGCCGTTGCTGTCGATGACGACTGGGTCGTTCGCGTAGAACGTGTTTGGCTGCCAGGAGTTGCTCTGACCCCCGTGAACGATGGTCGGCTTGACACTCGGCGCGGCGATGCCCCAGTTCTGGAGCGGGTTGCCGCGATTCACCCAGATGATCGTGCCGTCGTAGGTCTTGCCGAGCAGCGTCGTGTTCCAGGTCGGCTGCGTGGTGCCGGTGATCGCAGTGCCGCCGGAGAGCACGGCGGCTTTGCCAGTATCGGCGACGCTGGTGTCTGCATGGGTGAAGTTGTTCGTGAACGACGCGGTGAAGGTCGTGCCGCTCACTGCGGTGATGGTGACGGTCTGGCCGTTCAGCCAGGTCGCTGTGCTCAGGCCAGAGAACCGGATGCTCAGGTCAACGGCGAGGATCGCGCTGATGTCAGCGGTGCAGGTGATCGTCAGGACGTTGCTGGCCACCGCGACGTGCGCCACCGTGGCGAAGACGCCGAACAACTGCTGCATGTTTCCGTTCGGGTCGATCAGGAAAGTCTGGGTGCTGGCGATGTCCAGCGTGGTGTTGGCGGTCCATGCGAGCAGCGAGTTCTGCAGCTTCTTTTGGTCAATGCCGTTGCCGAAGAACAGGCAGTTGGCGACGCTCTGCATGTAGCTTTGGCCAGCGCCAGCGCTCTTTGTCCACAAAATGGACTTGGTGCTCGCCCCTGTCGCGTTGTAGAGACCGTCGGCCTGGTCGGCCAGTACTTTGATCTGCTCGGTACGCGCGTTGAACAGCCGCAGTTCGTAGAAGAAGTCGACCGCGTTGAAGGTCTGGGAGTTGTAGACCGTGTGCCCGGGTCGACGGATGGCAGTCAGTCGGTTGGAGAGTTCGATGTTGCTGCCATCGATGAACGCATCACCGCGTGGCCCGTAGAACTTCTCCTCCATACGCGTGCTCGCGGCATCGCGCAGGGGGCTGCGCTGCGTCCACAGGCCGGTACAGAAGCGACCGGTCCAGAGAGGGGCGTAGTGGGAACTACGCAGCGCCTGCGCGCCTGCTAGTTGAAGGGCATTTCCAGACATTCGGGGAGGGGTGCCGCGCTCTCACGGCTGTCACACCACTTAGCGACCCACGCAATGCGTGTTTTGGGCGGTCGCTTTATCTAGCAGCAGGTGTCGCTGGATGGGACTCCACCGGGTAGGTTGTTGCGGGTCCGGCTGCGAGGCTCCCAAATCGCCGCGCTCTGGCGGCCGTCACACCACTACGTACTTATCAGGAACGCCCCAAGGTGTCGGGGTCACCGCTGCATCAGTCCCACTCTCAGGCAAACCCGACGTGACAGAGGGCGCGAATAGGGGAGCAGCAGCACACTGTCCAGAAAATGGAAAGGGCAGGCGAGGAAACGCCTACCCTATTAGATGCATTCTACGAGGAAATCGCTCGGCTTTTTCTAGAAGCTAACCGCCGAATGGCCAGCCGGGTCCGATCGCCGCGCCCCCGTAGTAGCTGCCCGACTCCATCAGCCCACTGGAGGGGTACATGACGAAGTTCTCCTGCTCGCGGTCGGCTGCGCGCAGTGCGGTCATCAGGGTCGTTTCCCAGCCTGCCATGGTAGCGGCAGCTTTGGCGCTCCCGGCGTGCTCCATCAGATACGCCTTCAGGCCCTGCCGGAACAGGTACGCCATGTTGTTGGGCAGCGGGTAGATCGTGCTCTGCAGGTTCACGAACACGGGCGGGTTCCGCTGGTAGACCGGGTAGATCAGCCAGCAGAGTCCGCAGATGGCCGGCACCGGGTCCATGCGGACAGCCGCGCCGTCCGGGTCGGCCACTGTCCATATAACGGACCCGTCCTGCACCGTGGTGCCAGGAGCCGAAAGTGTCGGCAGTGAGGGCTGGGTGCTTCCGCTCACCCCGTAAGGGCTGTTCGTCAGCGAGATGGTGTCGCCGGTGAACCCCGGCGATACGCGATTCAATCCGAGCACCGTGCTGTCTATGTAGAGCAGATTCCCGTTGGCGTCCATGAACTGCTGCACCGGGGTGATGGGTGTCTGGGCGACGCCGTACCCGCAGGAGTAGACCGTGTTCGGCTGCCAGGTTCCCAGGATCGCGAGCTTGTTGGGGATCACGTTGAAGTCAAACGGCGACCCCTGCAGCGACTGCGGGTTCAGGTCGCGCACCGCTTCCGTGGTGAACTCCGGCTTCATCGCCAGGTTGCCGTTATTTGTGTTGTTGTTGATGTCGACGCGGGTCACGCTCTCGAGCCAGCCCACGTCGGAGACCTGCGTCAGGTAGTCCTGTTGCAGCGCGACGGTGAGGAACGAAGGGATGAGCGCGCGGTTCCACTTCCAGTCCATCCCCTGCGCGAAGATCCGCTGCATCACGTCATTCGCCAGCGTCAGCGCGGGTTCTGTCGAGTAGCCGGTCGTCCCCAGGATCGGGACGAGTTCGGGATACGTGCGAAGGAAGTTGACGATGCCTTGCAGCGTCAGACTGTTGTTGGTCGTTGTGAGTATGGGCATGGGTTTAGTAGCTGCATCCCCACTTAGTCAGCGTGGGGTCGTACCGGCAATCCATCGGCTTATTGACAACAGCAGTTGAGGCGTTGGCGAAGTTGCCGCCCGTAACGATGGTCCATGCAAAGTCAGGCCAGAGGGTGATTTTGCATAACTTGTTAAGGCTGTCGATGGTCGTCACCGCGCAGCCCGTGGGAACCGTCATGGTCTGAATTGAGCCGCCAGTTGTTGCCGTGACGTGGACCACAGCAGCCGTGGGAGCAATCGTGGAGTTAGCAACTGCTGCTATGTTTAGCGTGGCGCCGACGACATCGTAGGGCGTACCTGCTGATGTCCATCCAGAGGTGGTGCCGCCCACTGCATTGCCCGTGTTGTTAACGTCGACAGTAACGCCGTGACCGCCGCCCTGTATGAATGCGTCGCCCTTTGATGTCTCGTAGCCGAACCTAGCCCTGCTGCCGGAGACGGAAAAGAAGTTAGTTGTCGCTCCACCAGCGCCAATGGTGAAAGCGCCAATCGTGCTGTTATCAAACGAGACGGACAAGTTGCCGCCCAGCACCAGGGCAGCGTTGTCGAAGTCCTTTGAGAGCCCTGTCCCATCGCAGACCTGATTCCCCAGCATGGACACGCCGCCCGGCAGTCCGCCGACGAAGACATTTCCCGTGGCAGTGACGAACTCGTTGTAACCGCCTGCGGTCTGGTTTGCCCCACACCATAGGTTCGACATCTTGATCTTGCTAGCGAGGGAGCCGAAGAAGAAGTCCGAACTTCCGGGGTAGCTGTTATTCCATGTCCGAGACAGCCCGCTGACCGAGGAGTTGGTGCCCTCGAAGTCAATGCAATACTTGAATGTCGAGTCACACTCGAAGCCGATGAAGGCGCTATGTCCGCCGTCGTACACCCCTACGATGGAGCCGATGGGATGAAGACCGTAGTAGCGGTTATCCCCCGACCCTCCGGTGATGTAAGTCCCTGCTACCGTAAAGTTGCCGTTTGTGCGGACTGCATAAAAGTCCGAGTCCGTCACGTTCTGAATCAGCAGGCCATAGTTCAGGCTTGCTGTAGGAAAGACCTGGACATACACCTGCCCGCAAGCCACACCTGTCTGAGACCAGGTAATTCCAGTCAGTGTTCCGCCCGATAGAACAGCGGTGCCTACTGGAAGGGTGGTGCAGGACTGAAGCGGGTCCAACACCAGCACGGACGTACCGGCTGGCAGGTTCGACCCAGCAGACGTGATTGTCGTACCAGAGATCGCACCGGTCGTCATTGTGACTGCTACCAGCGGGTCCACGACGCCGGAAACCGAAGGGCTGGTCTGAATCAGGATGTCGTTGACCTGTAACTCATACGAGTAGCCACTACCCGTTGAGCCGAGCTGCAATACGTGGTCTGAGCCATTCGCATTCTTTAGCAGCAAGTGTTCGATCTTGGATCGACGGACGCCGAACACTTCCAGAGCTGCCGGAGCGTTGCCGTTGGCGTCGATGGTCATGTTCGCTATGTCGGGCTGCTGGTTCGGATTAGCTCCGAAGGGCTGACCGACCGAGGCGACTGCGACAGAGCAGGACTGTTGAACGGTCGTGTTGATTGCTCCCACCCCATTCAGCGAGAGCGTTGCTCCCGAAGCCAGAGCAGGCAGCGTGAAGGCGTTGCAGTGGCGATAGGTTCCCGTGCCAAACTGGAGCAATGCATTCTTGTTATTCGCGGTCACCCATGCAGAGGCAGCCGTAAAAGCAGCGTCTGGTGATGCGTATCCGTCCGCATAGAAGATGGTCCCGATCTGCGGCGCACTGATCGGGCCACTAAATGCCTGCGGACTCGTGGTGGATGTAGACGCGCCACCGTTGGACGGCTGAAAGACAGGACTCTGCGCGCCGCACGAAGCCGCAGCGAGCAACAGCCCGAAAACGATGAGCAGCTTACTGCGCATTGCGGCCTCGCGTGTAGAAGAAGTGGATCTGTGTGGTCCCGTCCGCGCCGGTCAGCGTGCCGATGTTCACACGAATATAGGGGACTGGCTTCGAGTTGAACGAGTAGGTCTTCACTGTGGCGGAGGCGCATGTAACGTCGCCGCTTGGGGTGTCCACGCCGGTATCCCATGCCACGGTGTCAGGAGAACTCTGTACCTCGAACGTGCAGACGCTCGGCACCGTGCCGGTGACGTATACCTGGACCGAGTACGATCCCGGCGCGCCACCGTTTCCGGCATTGAGCGTCACAGGGATGCCGACCACGCCGGTCGCCACGGCCAATGGCCATGAGTAGGTTCCGGGGGTCGCGTAGGTCACCTGCTGCCCCCACGTCCGGAAAACGGACAGAAGGAGGATGAGGGGGAGGAGAATGCGCTTCATATGAGGGGGTCTCTACTTGCTGGCGGTATAGTTGTCGGCGGTGTAAAGCATCGTGACGGTCTTGGAAGCACCGGTTATGTCTGTCTGCTTCTGGCTTCCTGTGGCTGAAGACCAGCCGGTATGCAGGAAGGCGGCGCGCATCGTCTGGTTCAGGACATAGGTGGTTGCCGATCCACCGGAGGCCTGAACAGTCAGCGAGTCGTAGTAGTTGCACGGCCCCGGAGTAGTTCCCGTCCCGCTTGCATTCGCTAACGTGCAAGCGGTGTCACCGACAAGTCGGTGCCCCTTGAACGTGATGTGGTACCACGTCCCTGCGGTCAGGTTGCAGGGGACATTGGTACCGCTCTGCTTGGCGGTGATCCATGAGTCGTTCTGGTTGTCGATCTGCCAGATGTGCGAACTAAGATTGCATTGCAGGCCGAACATGAAGTCCAGGCCGTCGGTGCTGTCGAACATGTACATGTCCGACTCGAGGTTTGCCGCGAAACTCACGGCGTTCGTGCTCGGCTGCATCCAGAAGTCATTCGAAAAGAAGGTGCAGCTATCGCAGTTCGGGAAATGCTTCACCCACAGAGCGTTGGTCTGCGTAGCCGACGATGTCGTAGAGAGCGTAGTCTGCATCCCCAGCGTGTCTGCGGTCGGTGGGCTGCTGACTGTCTGATAAGTAATGGCTGTCGAGGCCGGAGCGTTGTTACCGCCCGGATTGCACGCGGTCAGGACACAGACTGCCTTGTCGTACTGCGCAGTGTCTGTGCTGTTGGTGATAGTGACCACGGGTGTCGCGCCTGTCCCGCTGGTCCCCCCGGACCCACTTCCCGTAGGGGTTACGGTCAGATCGGCGTTGGACATCGAATAGCCGATGGTCCAGTTAGGCGCTGCTGGGTTGGTCGTGCATCCCGCTGCGGCCTGCATGATGCCCCACATATAGGAGTGATTCGCTTGGAGAGCGAATGGCGTGGCGGGGTCTTGGGTGTAAGCTCTCTGCCCGTTCACGAAGGTGATGCGAAACTGCGAATCTACTTCCGCGCTCGTCGTGGTCGTGTCGTACAGCGTCACGATTGCAGGGGTGGTGCAGCCAACCGGGGCTGTCGACAGAACCACGTCCACTGTCTGAACATTTACCGCTACGGGGAGGTCGAGGACGGACCCGATCCCGGCAGTATTTGTTCCGGTGAACGTCGTCGTGTTGTCCGAGGTCCACGGGATAAACGCGACAGCCTGAGATGTGTGGACGGCCGATGGGTCAGGCAGTCCGGCATAGGACTGCGCCGCCGCGTGGAAGGAAAGCACGAGCCCGGCGCATACAGCGACCAGCGTCTTATTCATTGATGACTCCGGGGGAATCTGCTAGCCAGGCTGTCTGCGGTACTGAATAGCTGAAGTGCTGCGAGGCACACTTGCTGGCCGTTGGCGCCGACCATGTCAGGAATCCGTGCACATTCGCGGGAGAAGCGACCGTCCTTCCGCCCGTGGCGTCCTGGCAGAAGGTCAGGGTCTTTGGCTGCCCATCGATGCCTGCTGCCAGTGTGAAGCTGGTGATGTTTCCCGTCAGGACGATGTAACTCTGCAGCGTCGCCGTAGAGAATGTCGGCGTGGCGGAGAAGGTCACCGTCTCCGACGATCCGGTCAGGGAGAAGTGGGTCCAGTGGTTCGTGGCATCAGCAACGTAGACGCCAGCACCGGCAAACCCGGACCCGGAAGAGATGTAGACCTCGCCCTGCTGTGTTGGTTCCGTTGCCGAGGTCGGGGCCGCCCTACCGATGATTAACCCGCCCGTGGTAGTGATCCCCAGAAAGCCCGACGGGATGATGTTTGTGTTAATCGGTGCTGTATTGGTGTCGAAGATTTGCAGCGTCTGCGCTACAGCCGGATGCCCGTTGGTCGCTACGTCTCCCTGCGAGATAAGTCCCGGCGTGAAGCTTGGGTCAGTCGTCGCTTGGCGATATAGCTCATAGTGTGTCGTGCCGGACGGTAGGGCTACGAGGATCTTGACGTTGTTCAATGGTCCGGTAGTCGCTGGAGGTGTGACCGACTCGGTGGCTATCTGACTGAAGGAGAAGCTGCCGCCTACCCATGCCTTGTATGCGTACGAATATGTGAAGGTGCCCGGCGATCCTGCGGTTGTAATGTTGGGAACGCCGATGACTGCGGACGGCCTGAACTGTGCGGTGCCGATGACATCCAGCATCGACAGCGACTGCACCGATGGCGTTGCCTGATTCGCAAAGTTGACCTGCCAGAAGTCCTGATCGACCGCTTGGCAGTTGGCCTGCGCGAAAATGGTTACTGGCGAACCTGTGTTGAAGACGAAGAACTCTAGCGAGTTAGACGGGCCGACGATATTGTGCCCCGTGCAGCTGTAGAAGTTTCCGCCGCTCTCCGGGGCCACGAGGATGTCATTTGCGCTCGCCAGCGAGATATAGAGATGCTGCCCGATGCGCTCGTTTGTGAGGCTCGTGATGTTCGTCGAGGATCCGTTCTGCATCAGGACATGGACGTACCTGCCCACGTCTGGGCTAGATCCGGTGAGCGGCGATCCACCGTTAAACTCTGCGCGATCCATCTCCGGAGTGGTCATGTTGACGCCCGGATAGGCGCCTAATGCGACTGCTCCAGAACGGTCGATCTGGTCGCCGTTGGCAGCAGGTACGTTCACCCACGAGCCTTGCCCAGCCGCGACGTATCCGGTGCGGAAGGAGGTTCCCAGCGGCGGATTGTCGAAGACATCTCCAGCCGTCCAGAAACCCCCGCTGGCGCTTGCATCTTCGACGTCGTCGCAGTACCCGCGGGCAGTCACCCCGGCCTGAAACTTGCAGCCCTGAGATGCTTGGAAATGCGTGATCACCGAACTCGATGAGCCAGCAAAAATGGCAGGGCCTGCGTGACCTTCCGACCTGACATTCGTTAGCAGCACGTGGGCAGCGGTAGAAGGTATGCAGATACCGTATTCGTCAATCTGGACGAAGGCCTTATCGACCAACTGTCCGCCGCCGCCGACAACTAAGCCGCAGAGGTGTCCGAACTCAGTGCCGGGGGTGTTGAATGTCCCGTAAGTCTCGACACTGTGGATGCGTCCGTCTCCGCTGTTGTTCTCAACGCCGCCGTGCATTCCGTCTGTCGATGGGTTGTAGGTGATCCCGCTGCCGCGGTCGAATCGTAACCATGCCTGCGTGTCAAATGCCCAGAGGTCGTAGAAGTCGGAGTCCTGCCCGTTCGCGTCAATGCCTGTTCCGCCGGTGTAAGCAGCGCGGAGGTTCCTGCCGGTGCCATGCGCTAAGCCGATGAAGATGCCCGTCTGATGTGGTCCAGCATTGCCCGTATAGGGGGACCCGGGGCTCTGTGCGCCACCGGTGTTCACCGTTCCCTGTACCTGGATGTTCTCGACATTTCCACCGTCGAAGGAATTGGTAGCGGTCGTTCCATCAGCGCAGGTCGAGGTTTGCGGATCATCCACCCGGAAGATCCCGGAGTCAGTAAACGGGGAGGTGAAGATCGTGCCGCCTTCGTTGTTGCTCCCTCCCACGCCAATCGTTCCGCCGGCCGTCCCGATGACGTTCATGCCCGGTCCGAATGTCAGCGTCGGCGCTGCCGTTACGCCCACTTGGAATTTCCCCGGGGGGATAAAGATTGTGGCTGCACGGTGATTCCGCGATACGAAGCAGTTCATTTCGTTCGCGACTTCCTGCAGCGCCAGCGCGGGGTTGCTGGCCAGCGTAACCACGGTGTTGTTGCCGTCGATCTTCTCGACGCGCGGACGGCGGGCATCGAAGAGGCCGCGGTTCAAGTCCTCGACCCACGCCTGTGTCGTGTTGCCGGAGCCGTCGGTCGACCATCCCACTTCAGGGGCGGACACGATGGTGCCGCTGCCGTTCGATGCCACACCTTGGTTCGGGGTGACGGTGACAGTGCCGCCGCCTGCGCCGCCGAGCGTGACTACCTGCGTCTGGCAGGACGTGCCGGTTGCGCACATCTGCTCGACATAGTTGCCGGCGGTCACCCAGTAGGAGTAGTTGCCGTTCTTGTCTGCCTGAATTGGGTTCGTCGAATACGGCACCGTCATCGCCGGATCCTTGTAAAGGGTCACGGTGCTGGTGCAGGCAGTCGGGTTGGACGAGTTGTAGGAGCAGACCTTGACCTGCGCGTAGGCCAGAATCCGGGCGACGCTTGAGGCGTTGCCGAGCGCCGTTGCCTGCCGCTGTGCTCCCTGCGCCTCGGCGGAGACGCAGAAAGACCCGGCCGCAAAAAGCAGCAGAGTCGAAAGGATCAAACGTTGCATCCGGTTCATCGTTTAGAAGGCTCCGCGCCCTTGGCGGGCGGACTGGGCATTGCCCAGGGTTTCCTGCGACTGACGCTGGGTATCCAGCCGGTCGGAGAGGAAGATGTTGGCTTGCGTCTCGTTCAGGCCACCGTTCGCCGCGATGCTCTGCCGCAGGAACAACTGCATGGCTACGCCGAACCGCTCGTCGCCGAGATACTCGTACGCTTTGGCGAGCATGCCCTGCGAGCACAGATAGTGGAGGTAGTCGGGGATCGGTGCCCACGTCTGTGACGGTGCTGTGAAGATCGGCGCCGCGTTCTGCGACGTCACTGTGACGGTGTAGACGCCATCCGGCACTGGGTGTAGGCGGAAGGTGATGTTCCCTGCCCCGTCATCCAGTTGCGCTGAGATGTGGACGAGCTCGCCTTGCTGTTTCTCGTCGGCGAGGATCATCTTCACTTCAAGTTCGCGCGCGGGGTTCACGCTCTGGGTCAGATCAGTGAAGGTTGCTTTCTCGATCCATCCGAAGGTCGCTGCGGACACCGAGTAATCCTGTGTGCCTGCCGCCGTTTGGAAGGTCGTCACGCTCCGGTTCCAGCGCCACGCGAACGGTGCCGCGAGCAGAAACTGACGAACCCAGTCCGCGTTGAGCAGAGCCGGGTCGTTGTTGCTGCCGAAGGTCAGCGGCGCGTTGCGCACGAACTGCTGCGTCAAATTGATCGTGCGCTGGAGAGTGATCGTGGAGGATGGCATTCGAAAGGGTCACGGACGCGGGGAGCGTCCGGAAAATGGACGGGCCTTTAGCCCATTACGGCGGAGAAGCGCTGACCGGCCTGCGACATCTGGTTGCCGCTCTTGCGTCCCATCTGCTTCCTGTAGTCTTCGTCACCGGGCATGAAGACGCGGGTGCAGTTGGTGCAGATTCCGACCACCTGGTTGTTGTCCAACCGGTGCTTGATAATGCTGGTCATGTCGCCTGTGCGCTGGGACATTTCATTGCACCCCTGGAGGTGGGGACATGCGTCCTGCGCCGCTTTGATGTTCGCCTGCTTGCGCGCCTCGGCCTGGCGGTTGTGCTCACGCATCTGCTCCGCGAGGACCTTGTCGCCCGGGTTCTCATAGGGCTTCTTAATCTCGGCGAGCGCGGCGATCAACTGCGCCTGATTCCCTGCCTGGCTCTGCGTGATCGCGGTGGTGAGCAATGCCACCATGTCTGCGACACTCAGGTTGGCCGGTGCGACGTCGGGGGTTACTGTCTCGTTGGTGTTCTCGGGCTGCTTTGCCATACATTCTCCTCGGCCAATCCGGGCCAGACGGTTGTCTTTACTTGCGGGCTTTCTCAGCTGTGGTACTGGTTTTGCGATTGCGCCAGCGGTACAAATCTCGGCGGTAGGTGAATCCGCCTTCACCGGTCGGTGGCCCAAACACGCGGTGCGCCTCGTCCTCGGTGATAATGGCTCTGCGAATCAGGTTCAGCAGCACTTGCCGCCAGCCGCGCAGGATTTCCTTCTTCGGAACGTCGCGCTGCGCATCGAACTCGTGCAGGCTGTACTCCGGCATCGTCCCCTTCGGGCAATAGAAGAGGTACTCGAACTGCATGCCCTCAAGATGGGGCTGCGGTACGCCATACATCCGGTAGATCGCCAGGTCGCTCTCGAAGGCACCCTGCTCGAAATAAATCTTGTCGCCGGTGATCTGCTTCAGCGTCTCGAAGAACTCGACGTGGTGCATCGACTTCCCGACGCGCGCGGCGTACTTCTTGTACTCGTCCTGATCCTCCCAGCGTTGCGCGCGCACCGCTTCGGAGTTGTTGTTCATCTCGCGGAGCCGATCGACATGCTCGCGGGTGGAGAGGCGCGGGGAGCGCTCGCAGGAGACACACTGGAAGGCGCGTCCGTCTTTGTGTGAGGTATCCCGGCGGAAGTGGTTGTACGTCAGAGCACGGAGGCAGGAAACGCACTCTTTGCCCAGCAGTTCATCTGATTCATGGAGGTCGCGCTGAATCGTGTTTTCAACGGACGATAGATCGTGCACGCACGTCTCCTTTATGGGAAAGCGAGATGTCTGGGTGGATTACTGCTGGACGGCGACCGCATCAGCGGCTGCAACTGCTTCGGCTTGGACGGCCGCGGCATCATCTGTTTTGGCTGCAGCGTCTGCGGCGGCAGCGACACGCACAGCAGCCAGGGCGTCGAGTTGCGCCTGATGTGCCTCTTCAACGGCAACCGTGGCCGCTTCGCTGCGCGCGTATTCAATGCTTGCGATCAGCGGTGCAATCTCGGGGCGCTTCGCCTGATACACACCCTTGTCCAGCAGAACCTCTGCGGCAAACGTGCGGGTATCTGTGGGGGCCGAGGGGTTGCGGGCAAGATCGAAGAGGTGGTTGTCGCTCAGGCCTGCGGTGGCAATGTCGAATTCAGCGCGTGTTGGCATTAAGGGTCCCTAGTTGGCAGCGTCGTAGTATTTGCGGAGCAGCGCGACGTACGCATCTACTCCCGGGTTGCTGGCGCCGATGTGGCCGCCGTTCCAAAGCTGTCCCCACTGCTCGACCGTCTGTGGCCGGGTGCGCAGGTTCAGTCGAACCAGAAAGTCAGCGGTCGCGCGGGCACACTCTTCGGCCTCGCGCAACTGTGTGGGAGCCATGCCGACCGGGCAGTTGATCAGTAGGATTTGCCACGGCCCGTAGGAGCAATGAGCGCTGTGGCCGTACATGGCGGTGAGCCGGACGACTGCGGGGTTGGCGCTGTACAGGCCGGTGCAGTATGCCTTCTCGTGCCGCGGGTGGCAGTTCTTGCCGCCGGAAGACTCCATCATGCTGATGGCCTTCACGAGTTTGCGCGGATCCAGGTTGGCCGGGTTGAACGCCTGGAAGAACCGCTCGATCAGGTCTTCCAACTGCGCAGGGGTCAACACCGGCCAAGGGCCATCGATGAAGTTCAGGAGAGCCGACTGTACGTCCATGAGAGAAAGAGCCGCGAGACCGGTCGCGCCGGGGTGTTGCATCGGCTTGCCCCGCGTAGTCTCATATCGCCTACCGAACGGACCGAATCAGGTCAGCGCAGTGATTGAGTGGACTCTTCGCGAGCCGGGTGCAATCGACTCCTCACTTCCGGGCAAGGTCGCGGGGAGTCAAAGCGGGCGGGTGGGGTCTCGAGGCGAGCGGCCCGCGTGAAAGCAGGCCGGATGACGGAATGCCCGTCGAAAGAGGAACCCGAATCCCTGGAGATCCGGGGCCGCGCAGCATTACTGCACGGGATGAATCTGGCTGGCAGAGTAGGACTCGAACCTACATAGGCCGCATTAACAGTGCGGTTCTCTGCCCAGATTGAGATATCTGCCAGTGTTTGGAGCCCATTCCGAACCCGGGGGTTCGAATCAGCTTACCCACTCCGCACGGGCCAGACGTGTGGGGCTACGCTGCGGGTGCCTATCCCGAAACACTGAACTTCTCGCTCGGGGTTGCAACCACACTCAAACTTATCCCCCGATGCGGTGCCGTCAGGGCCGATTTGCAGCGGTCTCTGCGGCAGGGGGTCCGGTACATGACCCATATCCGCCCTGCAAGGCGAAACTGCGAGTCAGAGGGAATCCGGAGGCACACTATGGGACCGTCTCTCCGGCTGCCATGGGATTGTCCTCCCCATCAAGGTCTTCGCGGCCGGCTTGCTCCCAGCTGTCTAGCCGGGTCCATTACGCGAAGCGCCGGGCTTTTGATCCTGCCGGCGACGGTGAAGCCGAGATGTCCCTCTCGACGGGAGATCCTCGATAACTAGTCGAGGCAGTTAAGCTGACCCCTGAAGTAGGTGCCGCTACATACTTAGATGCGATTCTGCATGAAAATCATCACCCTATTTTCGTCCAGAAACTGGACAAGCCGCCAGGGTAGGCGGCTCATTCAGGGTGAGGGTTTTTGTGGACTAGACCTGGTCGATCGTGAACTCGGTCACGGTCACGCTGTTGGTCGCCAGAGCCGCGCCGAACGTCGCCGAAGCAACGAACTGCAGGCCCGACGGATCAACGACACCGGTCTGTGCCGTGGTGGCACCGAACGCCGTCAGAGTGCCATTGGTCTGACCCCAGAACATGCCGTGCACCGTCTGGGAAACAGCATCCCAGCTCAGCTGCGCCGTCACGTCGAAGTTACCGCCGGCTACCGGAATGGCTGCGCCGGAGACGGTGAAGGCCGCAACCACGCTGTCACTGGCGAGCGTCGCGGAGTTGCCGCGATACAGCTTGATCAGCAGGGTGGCAGCAGTTCCGCCGGTGGCCTTGCCGCGGATGTTCACCGCGATCGAGGACACGCGGTTCTGCGGGGCGAGACCAACGACCAGAGGTGCTCCGACTGCATTCAGAATCGCAGTCTCCGTGGTCGAATTCAGCGCGAACGCTGGATTGTTGTAGATACCAGCAATCGTGTTGTTATTCATGGATGGAGCCTCTTTCTTTCATAAAGGGGGTGTAGCGCGCACCAAGGGAGGACCCGGATGCGCGCCGTGGGGTTGTGTGGGTTGCGAAACTAGCTACCGGTCTGGGCCTGGATGCGGCGGTAGGTCATCGTCGCGCCGGGGCGCAGCGTGTTGGTGTACTTCACGTTGTACGACACCCAGCCGCCAATCTGACGGGCGGGATCGGAAACGCTACCGCTCTGCGGAGCCTCCTGCACCATCAGCTTGTAGTTCTTGTCGCCGGCCGCGTTCTTGCCCAGGAAGATCGAGAAGATCGCGTCGTCGCCGAAGACGTAGGTGTTGTACTTCAGGACGGCGTCCACGGTGCCGCTCGGCGCGGTCGTGGTCTGCTTGAACTTCACGCCAGCAAACTCGATGACGTCGTTCTCGCCCAGGGGTCCGAGCAGCTTTGCACGGTCGCTGTCGCTGCCGCGCTTCAAGATGTCGGTCAGACCGTTCAGGCTCGTGTCGTTCAACACGTCCCGCACAGCAAACGGGTGGATGATGCCGCCGTAGCCGCCGTCGCTCAACATCGGACGGGCATTGACGTTGGCCAGGGACTGGACAGCGCTGCGGATGCCGTTCGCGGTGAGGAAGGTGCCGTTCGCGATGTCGATGTTCACCGAGGAGTCCACGGAGACACCGGCGTCAGCGGTCAGCTGCACCAGCTTGTTCAGGGTCAGTGCCAGGCGGTAGGCCAGTTCCTCAGAGAGGCTCTGCATCAGGCCGCCGTCGTCAATCGCAACGTCCATCGCCAGATCAGACGAGTTGATGAAGTCAGCGTACTGACCGATCGTCGCGTTGATCGAGGTGGAGGTTTCGGTCACGCCGCTGCCGACAGTACCTTCGGCCGCCTGCGTGGTGTTGGAGCCCAGGAGGGCGTAGGTGAAGAACTGAACCTGGTTGCCGGACTTGACGGGAAGCGGCTTCTGCTTCGTCATCGACATGAAAGGCGTATTCGCCTTCAGGTTGGGAATCGACTTCCGCTCGTAGTGGATAGCAACCAGGTTAGGCAGGCTGCCGGAAGTCAGGATGGATGCTGGGGAATAACTCATGGGGAGGCTTGGTGAAACGAAAGGGATGTGGGGTTCTTAGCGCTTGGCAAACTGGCTCTGCCGAATACCAACTATTAGTTGGTCAACTTCGGCATCACTCAATTGGTCAAGCGACACGGCGGAGGGCGGCTCGTTGGAACTCGGGGCGGGAACGTTGGACGTCTCGCTCGGTCGAATGCCGAAGCCCACTCTCGGCTGACGCACGGCGCGAGAAGGCGCGGCGGCAGGTGAAACGGGTGCTGCAGGGGTCGGGGTGGGTGCAACTGCTACGGGTGCGGCAGGTGCGGCTGCGGGAGTCGTTGCTACTGCGGCCGGTCGGACCGGCTCTGCTGGTTTGGGAGCAACAGGCTTCACTTCGAGCAATCCGCTCTCGCGCAAGTCCTCGTATGCTTCATCAAGGTTGCTGACAGTCCACTCGCCGCTCCGGACCAGTTCTGTAAGGATCTCGTCCTGGTTCTGGGTGGTGAGTATCTTGCCGAGTTTGTGCTTCGCCACATAAGCGACCATCGTGCTGAAGTTCGCATCGCTTCTGTGGTAGTCCGGATGGCTGGCCACGAATGCCGTAGCAGTCTCCGTAAGTAGTCCTTCTTCACGTGCCTGAACACCGGCGTCCGCTTGCTGGACAAGGGTCTCGAGGCTACGGCCCGCTCGCTGTTGAATCCATTTCGTCAATGCGGCGTCTGGATTCTGGTCGAACTCGTGCTTGAGGGCAACAATCTGGTCAGCAGTCAGCGCCTTGGGCGCTACGATCGGCGCGACTGGCACAACCGTCTGCTGCTTGGGGGGAACACCGAGCTTCAATTGCCGGTTCTGTTCCCGAATCTTTTTGGTGGCGTTCAGTTTGGCGATCGCCAGCTGGTGCCACATCTCGTTCTTCGTGGCGCCGTAGAAGACTTCCTTCGTCGCACCTGGCGTGCCGAGGTCCAGCGTCGCCTTCCAACCGCGCGAGGTTTTCTCGATCGTGATAGAAGACCCGTCCGGGTTCTCCGTCAACTCGGGGCCTGCTGGCTCCGGATCTACCTGCACCGCGACGGGTTCCACAACCGGGGCTACGGGCTGAGCGGATGCAGCCACGGCGGCTGCTTCCTCTGCTTCGGCAGCCTCTGCTGCCTGCTGCTCCGCGAGTTGCTCGGCGGCCAGGGCCTCGATATCGCTCTGGAGGGTGGCGCGCTGGTCGTCGTGCTGAACCCGGGTGAACTCATCATCGAGCCACGGGTCGGAATGTGGGGCTGCAGGAACTACGGTCGGTGTGGACATGGGCCTCTCGTTAATCCAACGAAACGGTTCGGTGCTACGTGGGTGTTACAGAGCCTCGGGCGGAAGGCCGGAGGTGTTGGCGTGTGCTCGGCGAAGAACTTCCGGGACGGTGTGTCCCGCGTTGATCGCGTTCTGCACATCGCTGTCGAAGAAGTGCCGGATGTCGTCGGCCATCTTGGCCGCGGCGTGCGCTTGGGGAACAGCGGGGTCGCCGGGCAGGAGCTTGAAGAGTTCCTTGGTCGCGCTGTCCGCGTAGGCCTTGATCATGTTGCGGACGATCTCCCAGCCGGGTTGCTGGGTAAGGTGCTCCAGTTCCCTGCCGTTGTGCCACTGATCAATTTCGTACTGCTCTTCCGGGGTCAGTTCCGCGGCCAGTTTGCTGCCGAGGCGGAACATCATCTGATCGGGGGTCAAGCGTCCTCACCTTCGTGGCCGCAGGCATCGCAGACGTATTGTTCGGGGAACTCGCCGCGCCGGAGAAAACTCGATCCGCAGCGTTCACAAACCTTTGGCTTGCTCATGGCTACAGCGCGCTTCCGGCTCCTGAGCCGCCCGGTTCACCGGTCAGGGTGATGGGGCCGGCAGATGCTTCAATGGCGTGTCGAAGAACCTCGCGCGCGGCGCGCGCCATATTCTCCTGATCGGCCAGTTCTTCCTTGCGGTCGAACGAGTGATCCTGCAACTGCTGCATCGCCTGAGCTTTGGCTGCTGCGGCGGCCGCCGGCGAATCCGCCTGCGAGCGTTGCAGTTCTTCGGGGGTCATATCCACGATGACGTCGTAGTAGTTGCGCCATTCGCTGGTCTCGAAGAACATGCGCAGGACTTCCTGCATATTCACCTTCTTGCCGGCAACCATGAGTTGCTGCGTGACCGAAGGCTGGGAGAGGAACTGTGTGATGATCGGCAGCGACTGCGCCATCGCGCGCCGTGCCTGCATCTTCGCTCCGGCAGAGATCGAGAAGCGCACTTGCGCGTTCAGAAGATCGATCACCGTGCCGCCTGAAGCCAGATACTCGTGCTCGAGCTCGTCGTTCAGGATGTCGCGAATGCTGGAGACTGGCAGGAGAGCCTTGTCCATCTCCATTGCACGGAAGACGAAAGGCAGAAATACCTGGGTCGAAAACTTCTCGACGAAATCACCTGTCCGGTTACTGGACCCGGCTGACAGCAGACTTGCGCCGGCGGCGGTGCGGGCCAGGTTGGAGTGCCCGGAGGCTCCGGCTACACCGGATGTGCCTGCGTCGCCCGCGCCGGAGACAAGGTCAACTCGTCCCTGCGACATGGAGATGTGGGCTCCGGCTTCGGGAACAGCCGGGGTACGGGGCAGCGGCGCGAAACCGTTGGGCTCGTCAACTTCGATGATCTTGCCCGGCGCGATGCGGATGGACTGCGTCGGAACGTTTTTGCCGCGGACGCGGACGAAGACGCCGTTCAGGTTCAGCGCGGCCTGGTCGAGCCAGACGTTGGTGATGCCCTGCTGCAGCCGCTGCTCGGATCCGATCAGCTTGCCGAGGCCCATGCCGTGGAAGGCTTCGGGCACATCCCACCAGTTGACGCTCAGGTAGGGGATTACGCCGTAGGGGTTCTCGGTATTGCAGATGACCAACTTCTTCTGCAGGACGACGATGTATTTGTCGTTGTCCCAGCGCTCGAGCACTTCGAGCGGCTCGTTGAAGGGGTCAATCGTGGTGGTCTCGTACGCCGGCTTGGCCTGCTGTACGGCGGTGCCCATCGCAGTTTCGACGGACCCGGTGTCCTGCTCCGGCTCCTCCCGCGGCGGGAAGAAAAGCATGATCAGCTTTTCCTTCGGCGGAATCGTGAAGCCGGGACGATCGCGGAGTTTGTCCAGATCGTCGAATGTCATGTACATCCGCTCGACGACGTACTTCGCCTTGCGGATGTCGGGCTTGTCCAGCCCGGGGTCAACCATCACGCGGCCAAGGTTGACGATGTGCTCGAAGAACGGGCGATCGATCTGTTCCTCGACCGGCTCTATTTCAATGTCGTCACTCTCGATGGTGATCGGAGAGGCGTTCGGGTTACCGGTCGGGTCCGGAATCTGGATAGGCTGATTCGGCCGGACGTACAGTTTGCGCTTGCGGGTGTAAGACTCCCAACCCCACTTCCAGATGCCGGTGCCGTAAAGCGCGGCCTGGTGAATGCCGAGCCGGCACTCTTCGCGGAAGTTGATGTCTTCCAACTGGAACGCGAGCAGGGCGGACCATGCGCGGGCAGCCTGCGCGGTTGTCTTCGGCCGCTGCTGCACCATAAACGGAGGGGACTCGTAGAAGAGCCCGTTCATGATCTGGGGCACCAGTCCGTTGACGGCGGTGGCCAGGGTGTAGAAGGGGACGTTGGCGCGCTCAACTTGCGTGCCTTCCCAGTTACGTGTCCCGTAGGGGGACTGGTACAGGGTGGAGGCGACGGTCCAACCGTTCACCCACTGCTTTGACTTCTCATATGACTCAGCGCGCGCCGCGTCCTGCACCACCATGCGAAGCGCAGGGTCGTCGTCCCACACTCCCGTGCGGAGGAACTTCTTCGCTTCGTCTGGAGTGAGAGGGGCTTGCGGGTTGGGGCTTTTGGTCTCGAGCAGCACGAAGGGAGGGGGTAGAACGTTCGGGTAGCCGGCTCATGCGGGTATGCGCGCGCCGGCTACGCTCGGATTAAGCTGCGACGGGAACCACTTGGACCTTCAGGATGGCAACAACCGCATTGACGATGTTCGAGATCGCGGCGTTGTCGACCTTCACGCCCTCAGCACTCAGCAGCGAGGTCACGGTCGGGGAGACCAGTGAGATAACATCGGCCAGCTTCTGTGCGTTGGATTCGTTGGACTTCCCGACATTCGAGGCGGTGTACTTCTGCTCGACCTCGACAACCGCGGTCTGGATCAGATCGACGGCATTGACTACACCGGAGATCGCCGCAGACTGGGCTGGGAAGATCAGCGAGGCCAGCGTGACCGCTGCCGGCAGGTACTGCTTCGTAATCGCGAGACCTTTGGCGAAATCCTTGCCGACGATCTCAAGTGCGTTGACGATCTTGTGCTCTACGGACGAGAGGCTCATGATGAGTCTTTCTGCGCTGGGGGCGCGGGTGTTAGCTGTCTTTCTGGAGGGCACCCAGAAGTCCCTTGGTGATCGCAGTGATAAGAGCGACCACAGTACCCGTGCCGACATGACCAAGTGTTATCTCCTGCGAGGCCATGGCCCCCGTCACGACCAGGGTGATTGTGAGTAGGGCGCTCGCTGTCGTCTTCCAGTTCTTGACGACGCGGTCGAAAACAAACTGCACGGGCTTTTCCAAGGAAGGTGAACCGGGTGGCACAGGTCCGAAGAAATCAGCCTGTTGGGTGGGAGGCTCCAAGCGGACAAGGGTCCGCTCAAAGAGCCGTATAACAGATTAGATGCAAATTACCTTGGTTTCGTTCACAAAATATTTTGTGTTTATCCCCACATGCCGCCACCGAGGATGCTCGGCATACCAGGGCTCGGGGTCTCCGCATAGCACTCCGGCTCCGGCTCGAGGATTTCCTGAATCATCTGCATCGGGTTGCCCATACCAAGGCGCCCAAATGCATCCGCCGGCATCTCGCTCTCGGTCAGGTACGGTCCGTAGAGCAGGTTGTACTCCGGATCGATCACCACCTGCTGATCGCGCGGCGTGTCGGAAGCGGCAAGTAGCATCTGCGGAGCGTACCGCGGCTGCTGCGAGATTACGTCCGGGATGTCGTTGTGGCCAGAGTTGGACAGGCAACGCTCGAACTCGTCGTAGAGGGTCTCGAGATGTGGCAGGTAGTTCGCCAGTTTCAGGCGGTCGTGGACGAACCAGGAGTGTAGCGCCGCCATCCGGATCTTCTTCGCACCCTTCTGGTTGTCCGGTGTGAACCAGTCGATACGCGCGCAGATCGAAATCACGTACGGGTCGTTCGTCGCCCGGGCGTGCATCATGATCGCGGTGTGGATGAGCTCGGACCCGGCGGCTTTCTCGATGCCGATGATTGACGGCTTCCACTTCCGGGCGAACTCAACCACGGCCTTCGCCAGGTCATCCGGCTTGTACCTCTGGCGCAACAGATCATGCACACACATGGTGCCGTCCGGTTTCCAGACGACGGAGGCCGCCGTGCTGAAATCCCGATTCTTCTTTTCTGAGAACGCGAAGTCCCACACCTGGGTGATCACGCCGCGCTCCGGCATATCGGTCGGCGGGATGGTGTTCTTCAGCAGCAGCGGGCGATCGAAGGTGACCTCCGACGCTGGCCGCGGATTCTGGTTCATCTGCCCTTCGAAGAGGGCTTCGTCCATGGACAGGATCTCCATCAGGTAGGAGAAGTCCATGTACTTCGGCATCAGGAACACGCATCCATCCGGACCGGCTTCCTGATACGTCACCGCTCGACCTTCCTGCTCGAGCTTCGCCACAACTTCTGGCTTTATCTGGACGGCCTTCGCAATGAGGATGAGACTCTTCGCTGCCCGGTTCGTCGTCAGAACCCAGCCAGGGCCACGCTCCTCCTCCACCACACCGACGCTGTTGATCTCGATCTCGCGGCCATGATGGTCGGCGTCGTGGTAGCGCGTGCCGATGTCGTCGAAGTACCCTTTTGGGACAAGCGTGCGCTTACGAAGGATGATCGCCTTCGAGACCTTCTTGCACTGCTCTTCGTTCTCGGAGTTGCGGTCAGAGACTCCGTCGTCCGTCTTGATGAGCTCGAAGTGCCAGCCGGCCGCGGTCGAGGTGACCGACGATGCGAAGACGGTAGGCTCTTTGCGCTTGATCTGCTTGGCTGCCCACACGGGGCAGGTGAACTCGAACTGGTTGCCGAGGTTCTTCTCCTCTACACAGAACTCGGGGAAGAAGAGGTTCATCATTGTGGGCGCGTCCGTCTTGATGACGAAGTGCCCCTTCAACTCGTCGAGCAGACCCATGGCGAGGTCGTCGGCGGCGGTCAGGAACCAGATGCGGATGGCCGGGAAGTTAAGGATCCACTGGACCGCGTCGATCACGTCACACGTGGACTTGAGCCCGCCGCGGGGCCAGAGTAGGACGCGCGTCTTGAACTCGCTCTGCTCGAGCATTGGCTTGCTGTCGTCTTTCTGGACAAACAGCTTGCGGCACATCACCCCGTGACTCTCTTCGGTAATGCGGTTGTCGCTGATCGGCTTCCACCCTTCGTGGTGAGCCATCGTCTCCCAGCAGAAGAACCCCGCGAGGAAGATCAGGTCCTGCTTCGAGCGGCGCCGCACTTCTTTCCCCAAAGGGGAACTGGGGATCTTGTCGACCCCCAGCTTGGCGAAATTGATCAGGTCGGGCCGGAACGAGTCGAGGAACCCGTAGAGCACATCGTTTGGAATCGCTTGCGCGGACCCGTACGACTCGATCATCTCCTGGAACGGGTTGCTTTCCGTTGTCGTGTTACTGGACACCATCGAGGCCGCGTTCCTTGCAGTTGTATGGGCCGGAGCATCCGGGTAGCGTGCACTTGACTTCGTTCTGATCGACGGCGCAGTCGGACGGCTCAGGCTGAGGCGACGCAGAGACAACGCTCTTCGCCCACGCTGCCGCGAACTCGTTGACCGCGACCTTGCGCGCGGTGTTCAGCGCGTCGACCACATCGTTCGCGCGCACCAGCGTCGACTTGCCGTCCTTGAAGACGATGTTGTAGAGCTTGGACCCGTCTGGTGTAGCTGGTGAATACCCCATTTACACCCCCTGGGCGGCTGCGACCGGCGGTGCGGCCGGCTGTTCCTGTTCTGCCTCGGGCTGGTCGCCCATGTGATCCGCGACATGCTGCTGCAATTGATCGACGTCGCCGACCTGATGCTCTTCCATATCAGAGCCTGACATCGGGTCCTTCGGGTCTGGCTTCATGTGGTGCTCAACGATGAACCCACCATTCGCCGCGCGCCGGATGTTCATACGGTGCACCGACTTCTTGCCAGACTTCGACTTTCCCTTTTTCTTTTCGCCGCCCATAACCCGCTGGGCACGGCTACCTTTGCTGCTCATGCTTAACCTCTTTTCGGAATCAACTTGATGGAGAGCGACGTGTCCCGCGGGGTGATGCGGTTGACGTGCTGCGGAACGTAGAGGATCGGCGCGCCAGCGGCTTCGAACGCGGCCGTGACCAACTCGCTGCAGTACCAGCTGTTCGGGGTTCGCCAGTCGCGGTGGGCAAGGACGCCAAAGATCGCGGTGGTATCGTATGGCTTCCCTATCTGCTTCGCGACGAACCGCACCAGTTCCCGCTTCTGATCGGGGGTGACTTCAACCAGGAAGCGGTCGTCGAGTGAATACGGGGTGTACGAATCAGACCGGACTTGCACACCGTCGGAGTGACGCGCGCCAATCGTCAGGTTGTTATATAGGTTTCCTTGGAGTCGATGCAGAGATTCCCGCAGACCTTGGGAAGAGGATGCGATTTCTTTAAGACCGGCATCCCACTCGGGATCCAGAACAAACTCGATGTGCGAGTACTGGCTCCAGGTAATATCCCGAATCCCTGCGCTGATGAAATCGTGGCTCTCGGTGACGAGACGTACTTCTACAAAGCTCATTAGGATCCTGTCTGCTGGTATGCCTCTGGGGGAGGCGTGGGCGCACGCGGCGTCGTGACAATCCCGGCGCTGGTGTCGGAGGGGGCCGTCGGCTGAACCGTGCTCTGCGGCAGCTTGTCCAGGTCTTCGAGGTATGGCTTGTACGCGGCATCCATGTCGGAAGCTGCCTGGCCGGTGACGTGCGGCCGCTGTGAAACGTAGTACTGAATGGCTGCGGCCTGTTTCTCCCAGGGGAGAGACAGGATGGTTCCGCCCTTCTTGCGCAGGTCGATCAACCCTTGGGCGCCGCCGTAGTTGTACGGGTCCTTCTCGTCGTCGGCCGGAATTTTCGCGGCGATCTCCGGCGGAAGGTTGTGCTGGATGATGTGCATACCCTCATGCGCGACCAGCTGCTGGACGGTGTAATCGTCGAGTGGCGTGTTGTGGTCAAACAGGATGGTGTGCGGCTCGCCCTTCACCACACCGGCGTAGTCAGGGCGGCCAGTGATGAAGGAGTCTTCGAGCGCGCCGTGCCCGAACTGCACCTTGTCGCTGCTCAGGTGACGCTGCAACTGCGGCGGCATGGCCGTCACCGCGCGCGCCGTGACCTCCTGAAGACGATCGTGCGCGCTGCTACCGTCGGTAGGAGCCTTTGTGTCTGCCACCTTTTTTCCTTTGGGCGGGGTCATCCCGTGCGCCTTGTAGTCGTTCTCGTCCCAATCCGACTCAGGAGTAACGGTCTGCTTGCCCTTCGGCGCGGACTGTCCAGAAGGGCCTGCGGGCGTTCCGCTTTGGTCTACCTTCCTGTTGTGCAGCACCTGCGAATAAGCGTCGGCATTGTCCGGATTGTCGAACTTGCCAAGGTGCTCACCCGTCTTGAGGTAGTGTTGCCATGCTGCTTGGAACATGGCCTTCTCGGCAGGACTTCCTTCCGGCGGCTTCTTACCGTTTGGAGTAAGGAACTTACCTCCCACAACAGTGGGGACAAGTACTTCGTGACCGTCGTCGTCTCCGAAAGATGTGGAGTATTCAGAACTGATAGTCCCGTCCGCGTTGTGGACAATCGGGCGGTGCCAGATCGGAAGGTTGCCCTTCTCGACAAGACCCTTAGGATTGGCCGCAGCCATGAAGGGGTCTTGAGCACCCTGCATAGCATTCGGTTTCGTCTTGGATTTATTAGGATTCAACGGGACAGGGTCTCCACCCAACAGCGGGTCCGGCTTCAGCATTCCCAAGCCCGGGGTATCGGCGGGAGGCAGTCCGGGAGCTTCCGGATGGGTATTGATTTCGTCGCCCTCGGGCTGGGGCGCAAGCTGCTTGATGAAGGGGTGGTAGGCGTTCTGCAGGTCCGCGTAGTCCGCCAGGTCGTACTTGTTGACCTTCCCTTCCTTGGCGTATTGTTCGATTTGGCGAGATGCCTGGATGTAGTCCTTCACCATCTGGGCTTGCTGCTCTACGTTGAAGTTCGCCATGGTCTTGCCTTCGGCGCGCGCCTTTAGTAGGCCGGGGACACCGCCGTAGTCGTACATAGCCGTTGCGTTCGGATCGTGAGGCTCCGGCAAATCCTGACCGGGCTCAACGCCGTCGGTTCTTGCGAACTGCGAGACGTGCGTGGACTCGTGACCGCGAATGGGTGGTGTAAAGCCCTTACGGTTTCGTACCTTGATCGTTGTGGGGTCATCACCATCTACCTCGCCTGCCACCCACTTCAGTTTTCCGGGCAGACGTCCTGCCATGACTTCTTTGACCTTCGACCAGTCAACCGTTTGGCGAGCAAAGGCAGGGACGCCGTTGAGCGCACCGACTCCAGCGGCTGTGCCGGAGGTATCAAAATTGGGCTTCTTGGTTGCCACTAATTCCTTGAGGGGTTTGCCCACCGGCTGTCACGGGGCTTGCAAGGATTTGCACCTGTCGGCGCGGGGTGCGCCTATTCGAGCGCCAGGGAGGCGCATCTCGAGACCAGCTTCGCCTCAGAAGAGACGGAGCCTAAAGCTCAAACCACGCATGGTGGGTGAGACATTCTGCGGGCAGGGCTTGATACCTGCTCAGGCTTGACCCGATATGGAAGTAGCCACCCTTGCGGGACGTCGGGCTCGTCTCATTCCTGCCTAGAGCGCAGGCGTGTCCATCCACGCCGCCGCAGAATCTTTGTTACCGCATCACGTTGTAGGTGTCGCGGTATGGCGCGAGGTCCATCCAGACCTCCAGCGCATCGTTCTCGACCCGTTCGCGTGTGATCGCGGGGTCGCCGTTCTGGAACTCTTCGAGATCCGCGAGAGCGTTGTGGTAGGCAACCTCGGCCTCGGTGAACGACACATCGCCTTCGTGGTCGACGCGGATCTTGTGGATCAGCACGCGGTCGATGCGTAGGTCATCCGCGATGTGGCGGGCGAACACGACGTCGGACTTCGAGGAGGCGAGAGCCGGAAGAGCCGAGAGGAGCAGGACCGCGAGCAGCTTCTTCATACGGCCTCCGTGAACTATGGAGCAATCAGGCGGGGGAGCATCCCGCATCTAGTGGCCGCCGACATGTCGAGTGCCGCTCATCTTGCATTAAACGACCGATCGCATGTTGCGGTGTGTGCAGCCCTCCCACCGCGAGAGGCTCGTAACGTGAGGTCTCCGCTGCTGCCTTTTAGAACCAATCCCACGTACCCCAGTGCCGGTGGCTCCTGGGTATCTGGGGCTCTTCCTTCTTGGTCTCGCGCTTTGCCCGGCGCCGATCGATGCGGTTCCAGATGCGCTTCAGTACCGATGGCGGTCCGCAGCCCTTCGATTTCCGAGTACGCGACATCGGGCTACTTGCCCTTGACCTTCTTGAGCGCCGGGTTCTTGCGCTTCGCGGCGGGGCTAGCGTTGCGGGAAGACGAGGCGAGGATCGCGCCAGCGGCCTTCTTGCTCACGCCTTCCTTCTTGGAAATCTTGTTCTCGACACTCTTGAACGACATTTACCGACCTCCGACCTTCATGGCGATGTCAACCAGAGCACGGACGTTCACCCGCTTGCCCTGCTCTGCCAGTTGCTTATGGAACTCGGGGGAGTCCAGGCAGTCGGCTAGGGTCGGGAGGGCACTGCGGAGCAGCTGCTTGGTCTCCATATCCATCTAGTCCTTCTCCTTGTCGAACTCGTGGCCGTCGGCGTCTATGGTGCTGGGGTCGTTGACGCGCGCAACAGAACTGGATCCACCACCGCTGGTCTTGATTCGCATACTTACTTAGATGCGTAATCCCTATGGTATTTACGCGCGGCATTTGGAGATTTTACAAACCGTAGAGGCTGCGCGGCTCGACTCCCCGGTCGGCGGCCACCAGCGCCATGGCGGTCATCTCCGTGGCAATCTCGTTCGCGTAGTGCGCCTTCCCCTTCAGCACCAGCAGGACCTCCCCGAACCGGAGATGCAGCAGTTCATGAACAACCGTCACCTCCAAATCGTGGCAGGCGTGTGGTCCGTCGTCCTCCGGTATCTGCGCCGGGTCCTTGATGATCACATGCGCACGTAGGTGTGTCACGTTCCCACGCGCCTCTGCAATGCTGTCGAAGTCATCCGGTGCAGGCTTCACCTCGATGAGGTAGTCCTCCAGCCTGAGCCGGGGTACCCACTTGGCGACGTAGAATTCGGCATCACGCAGGAACGCCGGTTTTGCTGCTTTCCGTTTTCCCATTTTGGGTTTCCTCACCAGACTCCGTTGAGCGCGCCGATAGCCGCGAGGCGCTTCATTTCACGTTGGAAAGCATGACCGTGGACGTTCTTGCAGTCGAACCCGTTGGTAGGGTTGTTCCGCAGCTTCCAGTGCACCATCTCGTGCAGCAGCAGAAGGTTCCAGATCCAGCGGTAGGGCTTGAACTTGCGCCACAACCGGATGACTCCTTCGGTGACCGGGCCGTCGTCAATCCGGTACCCTGTGCAGCAACCAGCGCAGTCGAACGGTATCCCCGGAATCTTGGGGCTGGACATCCACTGGACCTTGCACGGCGGCAGGTGCCCGCGGAAGTAGCGGCGGTTGAAGATGTCGAACATTTCCTGCGGTGTCTTCTTGGCCGACATACCCTATTTGTTCTTCTCCACGAACACATGGATCATCTGGTCGACTTCGAACTCCGCCATGCCCCATGGTTTGTCTAGGGTCTGCAGCGTCAGGGTCCCGGCGGCCGCGTCGAACTCGTAGGAGACCTTTGAGTCGAGGGCTTCGGCTACACCCTTGTCGTCGTTGATATCCAGGCCGGTCTTGGCGAGGAGGGCGGCCTTGAGGCGCTGCCACCGGTCATGGGTGAACGGGGCGAAGGACTGGATCTCGTGCATCATCGCCCAGCCACCTTGCGGGTGCGTTCTTCCCGCTTGTGGATCTTCCGGTACCGGGTGAGCAGCAGGTCGCGCTTCACCGGCCCGAGGTGGTCCCAGAACATTCGGCCATGGAGATGGTCCAGTTCATGCTGAACAATGCAGGACACCACACCGTCCACCGTCTTCTCGAACCACTCGCCTTTTTCGTTCTGCGCGCGGACCGTGACTTCCCTGCGTCTCTCGACGATGCCTGCAATCCCGGGCGCGCTGAGGCAACCCTCCTGGCTCAGGACCGTATCGTCGGACCAGTCCATGATTAGGGGGTTGACCAGAACCAGCGTCTCGGGGAACTCAACCTTCTCTTTACCCTCGTACCCTTTTTCAGGGATTCGCACGATGGCAACCCGGAGGGAGGCGCCGATCTGAGGCGCAGCAAGTCCGGCGCCGCGGGCCATCTCGAGGATGCGGATCATGCCAGCGACCAGCGTCTCGAGGACGGGGCCGAAGGCGGTGACCTCCGCGGCGGGGTGGGTGAGGATCGGGTCGGGGTAGCGGACGATCATACGGGCTCCTTCTTGAGTTCGGCGCGCACCATGCGGCGTCGCCGTCGGTTGTACTGGGCCTTGATCTGCCGGACCACCCCAGCGGTGTGCCCGTACCACTTACGCATACGGGTCAGGGCGTCGTACTCGTCTCCGCCTTTGAGAGGTATTCGGTCGTTGCGTTCTGTCATCACCGCTTCTCCGTGTGAAAGAATTTGCGCGCGCGTTGCCAGGCGTTGACGTCTCTTACAGAAGCGTCGAGGGGCTTCCCCACCCGGGGGTCCGATCCAAATTAAGGTTCCCCCACACCCACCCGCCGGCCAGAGCAGCGGACGACATCACCACCCGGCGCCGGCAGACGCATCGATCCACATAAGCGCTGGCAGCTGAGGGAGTATTTCTGGAGCATCCAGGGGTCGATCAGAGTTATTTCTGGGGCGCGTTTGCGCAAACCCTTTGTAATCAGCGAAGCATACTTGGTAGAGTCATGCACTCTACTAAGTTCTGAGACTTGCGGAGCTCTCCAGCCTTTGGATCCTGCGCTCGAGAGTGTGCAGTCGAGTGTGATCCGGCCCAAAGATCAACAGCAGGTTGTCTGGCGCGTTGTTCTGGCGGTCGCCGTCGACGTGGTGAAGGACAAAGCCCTCTCGCATCTTCTCGTCGAGCCAGGTGGCACTTACGTACGGATGCGCATCGAGCCAAACCGCGCGGTATTGCCGCGGTGTGAGGGGCATTCGGTCTGGATTCATATTGATTTTGAGCATAAGGATGTATGTTTCGGCGTTGATCCGTAGCACTCTGTACGACTTTCGCGCGCTTTCAATACGAATCGCTTACTTTTCGTGAGAATGACGATGTGCCAGGCAAACTGTGTCTGTCCCAAACCACGGGCAGGAGATGCTATGTTTACGCGCGCCGCACCCAACCAGCGCACACTGCAGCGCATAGATCCGTGCCTCTTACGCCTGTCATTTCCTCTTCACTTGTCTCTATGTGTAGAGGTACAGGCAGTTGCGAGTTTATGTGTTGAGGAGCGGGCCGGCGCGCGGTTGTGACAGGCACGGGATGGCCAGAACGACGTGCCCGACCCTGTAGCCGTCGGCGCCATTGATCGCGAGAATGACGTGACCAACGACGTAGGGCGGTTTGCCTGGCTTTGGGTTGTCTTGGCTCATAGGGAAATACCGGGCCGGCAGTCTCAATCTGGGCGAACCTGCCACTTTCGTCCGCAGATCGCGTGTAAATTCCTCCGCGTTTTCTGCCTCTAAGTGATTAGACGCAAAAAGCATGGGGCAATTGACAAGTATATTTTCAGGCCGGCCGTGGTCTGCCTGAGATTGGGTGCAGTTCGTGCGGTTCCGGCGTGTCCAGTTTCTGGACACTGGCTTGTGTGGCGCGCGCGTAGCCAAACTTTCATCACATACACACACTTTACGTGTTGACACTAAGTTTGTTTGTGCTACTCTAGACACATCAACAGAGGAGCCACCCATGCAGACCTTCACCGGACAAAAAGAGACAGCGGCAACGGTAGCAAAAGCACAGCGCGCACTCATCGAGCAGCGTGCATACGTCATCAGCGTGTGGGGCAATCTCTGGATTGAGCAGTACGACCCAAAGCACTCGGCAGCCGTTGACGAACTGAAGAGACTGCGTCGGATCTTCGCCGTTAAGCAGGAGGCACTCAAGTGCGGACAGTAACGGAAGTGACAGACGTACTCGGCACGTCAAAGCCTGTTGCCCGCTATTACGGGGACGGCAGTTTCGATTGCCCGCACTGCTCCTATCCTGTGCGCGCGGATCAAGGCCTGAGTCTCGAAGCACATAACCCGTGGTGCATCGCAAACCCTGCTTACCCTGTGGATTCGGCGCTCCAGTTTGTCGCGGATCGTGAGCGTAAGGAGCAGGAAGAAGCAGAGCGCCGGCGCAGTCGCGATGCGTCTATCGCGCGCGCCGAGGAATACCGGCAGTCCCAGGAACGCACCAGAACTGCCAAGCTGTTGGACGCGAAAGCGCGCGGACTCTGCGTTACCTGCTTAGTCCGCAGTGATTTTCGCAAGGAAGTGAAGCATCGGAAGGCTTGCCCCCTGACTGAGGCAACAGCATGACCCCTCACATCCCCTTGCCTGCTACCCCAAAGAAGGAGTGGAAGCGGCCGGCGATCGAAATCTTGGCGGTATCGCGCGCCGAGCATGGACACGGGCATGGCTCCGACAGTGTCTGGCGTCACAAGAGCGGGTGATGTCCGGAAAATGGACAACTCACCCAAAGTATGTAGCAATATTGTATTGACACGTTGTTAGATTGTGCTATTCTCAGTTCATCGCAGGAGGAAACGACAATGCAGGCTGAATCGCTCATCGGAAAGACTCTGGTATGCGCTGAGACGGGCAAGACGTTCGTAGGCGCGGCCGACGGAATCACCACCAACTACGCGCACAGCAGCGAAGGCGAGATCCTCTCGGATGAGGGCGTCAACATTCGCGAGCAGCGCGGGTTACTTGATCGCTCAAAACCTTTCTATGCCTATGTCTCGAGCGATGGGAAGCACATCACGGGTTGGAAGGGCAATGTGCTCGGCACCATCATGAGCTCGCACTCCGTCCGCCTGACTCGCCAGTCCTACACCCACGGTTCGACGATTCAATCCTATGTGGTTCGCGACATTCACGGTGGGATGTGGCATGGCCGCGGCAATCCCGGAATCTGCATCACCCTGCGCGCCTACAAAACCAAGGCAGCCTAAGCCAGTCCAGATTCTGGACAGAGGAGAAGAACATGACAGCTTACTGGACATCTAGCAGCGGATTGATCGATCTGGAGATGACACTCGAGCGAGCAGCGAGCGTCTCCCACTCCGGCCGATGTGATGACGACGTCGACGCGCTATCCCTCGTCCCTGAGATCGCCAAACAACTGGAAGCAATCAAGGCGGATGACCTACGCCGGGAACTGAAAGAGTACGGCGCATGGGATGCCGAAGAGTTGGTAGACCACCAGCAGAATCTCCAGCGTGTCCTCTGGCTTGCGGGCTGTGACATCAAGGAGCGCGCCGGGGAAGAAGACGAGGATGCGGAATGAGCCCCCGAGCCGGCGAACGCCCCATCCTCACCCCGATAGTGACCCGCGCGCTGCTGCATACCGTCACCAACATCGGCCAGCTGTCGCGGGATGAGATCAACCAACTCGAGCGCGCCATCCGTCACGGCATCCTGGCCAAAGGTAAAGGCGGGCCGTATCCCGCGCTGAAAACCGTCTATGCCCGCTTCGGGTTTGACTTCGAGCAGGAGCGGCGCGAGTGGGTCGCTTACATGATGCGCCTGCATGAACTGGAAACGTCCGGCCGTCGCATTGAAGCGCTCGAACTGATGAAAGCCGGCCCAGACTCAAAGGAGACCAATGCTTAACACCATCGCAAACACCATCAGCCGGTTTATCTGCCTGCACCGTGGCTCGCAGCTGCGGCGCGTTGAAGGTTCCGTGCTCTACATCGAGTGCATGGAATGTGGCGCCTGCAGCCCTGGAGTTGTGACCGGCGAGTAGTCCAGTAAATGGACGGTTCCCACTTCGGGAATAGCGGTAAACATCACACAATTTGTGTAGTGACACGAAGTTTGTTTGTGCTATTCTCTGTCTATCCCAAGGAGGACACAACAATGCGAGACATTCAGACCTACGCCAAGGACAGACTAGCCGAACTGATGCACGACAAGGTTGAGACGGTTGACGATCTCCGCTCCGAGGCTAATGACCTTGAGGAAGATTTTGACGGCGACAGCTTCGCTCCTTACTACAACCAGAAGCAAGAAGTGATCGATCAGTATGAGCGCGAGTTTGGCTCTGACGCCGAGGACATTTGCGGTGAGGCAACTTTCAAGGCGTCTGATTACATGGCTGCCATGTCCGCTTACGCTGACGCGATCGGATGGACCGCATTCTCTAGCTACTTCGCAGAAGCAAAGGAAGAGTTTTCCGATGCACTGGACGCGATCCAAGAGGCAATCGAGGCGCGCGGACTAGACGCCGATGACGTCAAGGTGAGCGTTTCCAGTTCCGACCCGTTCGGCTGGTCTGCCCACAACCGCGAGGACGCTACTGGCTCGTTGACGCTCTGCATCCACGAGTCTGGCCAGTTAGACGGAATCAACGGTATCAGTGCCGAAGTATGGTCTGGCTTGCATCTGTCCTTCACCTGGGATCCGAGCAAGCCAGCAGCAAACGAAGCGGAGTAACGCGTTCGTTCCCACTCTAACAATGCAAGACAGGAGGCACCACATGACGAACTACAACTGTGATGGATCTGGACCGCACTCTGAAGGCGAAGTCAAGCTGATGCCAACAGGCGGAAGCGGCAACCTCATACTCTGCCACAACTGCTGGAATCACGAGCTTGCCTATCGCAATAGCGAGATGGGCGAGTTTGCACAGTTCGACCTGCCCCTATGGTCACAGGGCAAGGTTTACGAGACAGTCTAAAGCAATCAGTTTCCTCAAAACCTGAAACAATCATCCTGTGCAACACTCAGCCCCTGGAACGCCAATAGCGATGCATACCGAATCAGCTTAGAAGGCTGATGCGCTAAGACCGTGCCCAAGGAAAGGCTAGCACCCATGCACTGCCCCATCTGTTACGAACGAAGCAAGGGACAAGGAGCGCGGCCGCTCCGGCGCAGCATCGGCAGGGTGGCCGCCGAATCCCTGAACCGCGCATCTGAATCCGCTATGCGAAATCTGACCAGTCCAGTTTCTGGACACATAGGGGTGATGGACGCGCGTAGTGCGGCACACGCAGCAAGACATCTGGAGATAGAAGCGCCGGCGCGGTTTGCCTATCTCCTTCCAGACTCCCCCGAGGGGGTGGGCCAGTTATTTTTGAAACGAACGGAGGCTGTATGAGCATTCATCCCGGACCGTGGCGCGTAAAGCACGGCTATCAGATCGTCGATGGTAATGGTGTCCGCATAGTGGACGCCGAGAGAACAGGACTCAACGACGCAACCATACAGGATTGCCTCCGCCTGATCGCGGCCGCACCGGCAATGCTCAAAGCACTGCAGGCTGTTTATGCCGGTGTGGTCAAGTCACGCAATGAGGAACGTCTTGTCATCAACATCAGTCTTCAGGCATTCAAAGACGTGGAAGCGGCCATATCTAAGGCCACAGAGCCCGAATGAGCGACCCGAGCAAGCCTGACGCCCCGGAGGGTGCTTTCCTTCCCTCCGACGCGCCAGCGCTGCCACTGATAGACCGTGTGGTAGGTTGGCTGGAGAAGATCGATGCGGCGACTGAACCGTTGTTGCCAGATGAGGAGGAGGCTTGAACCGACCGAAGACCCGCGAAGAGTGGGCCGCGCTGCTTGAGACCTTCCCGGAAGAGCTCGGCGACCTGCTGATCAGTGCTGGGCAGAAGATGCGCGGGCGACTCTACCCCGGCGGGCGGTCGCCTGTGCTGAAGCCCTGTCCGAAATGTGGAGAGTCGTACTCCGCGCGCGAACTCCGCACACATCAGCGACAGTGTGGCGCCCATCTAGTACCGTGCAAGTTCTGCGGGCGGAAGTGGGGAGCGGCTGGCATCTATCTGCACGAGGTCCGCTGCTCCGAGAATCCGAACCGCAAAGAGAAAAAGGCCACCCGGTGAAGGATGGCCTTACTGGGAGATTTCATCAAGAACCGCGCGGCGACTCTCCCTGGTTCACACCTTGTACAACTTTCGTCTCTCTGGGTACTGCTTGAGGTAAGCGGCGATCCGTTCCGGATGCTGCACTGACAGCCGTTTGGTCTTGTGATCCCGGCAGACCAGGCCGGCCGGCTGGTGGCATCTCGGGCACTCGACGTGGGTCATTGCGTCCGTGTTGAGCATGCCGGTCACAACCATCGTACCGCTAGCTTACTCGTACCACACGGCCATCTCTTGGTGGATTCTGGCTCTCCACTCAGATTGATAGACCGAGTCGAACCGCATGCGTAACCGCCACGCCCACTCCTTCAGTTTCTCTAGCATTTTCCTCACCCCAGGATAGAAGCTGATTGCGCCTTGGCGCGGCGCTTGCGGCTCTCGTTCGAGCGGTCCCCTAGTTTCGTCTTCAGCATCTCAAGCAGCTGTTTGGCTGCGTCCAGGCGCTGGTCCGTGGTGTACTTGCCGGCCTTGTCCTCGGCGATCGAGATCAGAACGCGGCGCAACCGCTGTGGCGTTGAGGCGGCCACTTACTGCGCATCCAGTTTCTGGACAGCCAGCTGATTCTTCGGCCCACCCCAAGATAGTTCCGAACCGGAATCATCACTTAGGGCGTCGAGATTGATCAACGAGGCGGTCATGTCGTCTTAGAACCCCAAACGATCTTTGGCAGCACGGAGATGCTACCCCAATACATTTCCACGTATTCCGCAGGGCGCAATTTACCTGTAACAGCGAAGTCGAGAACGCTTGCGGCCAGAAAGAGAGGCCAGACCATCACGGCGAAGAACAAACCAGGCAGAGCGGCCAGCGGTGTGAGCAGTACGCGGAGGGTCAACTGGAGTAGACGGCGGATGGTCATGGGAGGGGTGCTGGTAGTTAAGATGCGGATTGCTGAGAAAAATTAACATACTTTTTCTCAATCGTTGTCCGCGTCTTGCGCGTCCTAAACCAAACCAAAACCTATACCAAACCTAAACCTAAACCCTACGGGCATCTTCCGGGATTATCCGGGAGACTCCGGGAGAACTGTAAGCTCCACAAAACACACGGCTTGCTGCAGGGGGTATCACAAAGGTAACTAAATTGTCTCTAAATTGTCATTTTCGCGTTTATGATGTGCTCTCAATGACCAAAACGAAGGGCGGCAAGGTGCCGCAATGCCCTATCCATGGGCGGGATCTGGTGTGCCCGTCTTGTGCAGCAATCGAACGGGGCCGGAAGGGCGGGGAGAAGACCTCCGCCGAAAAAGCGAAAACCGCGCGGGAGAACGCGGCCAAAGCTCGTAAGAAACGGCACCCGAAGTGAAGCCGGGCGGGTCTGTCTCCAACCCGCCCAACCCCTACGCGGCTTCTTCTTCTTCTACTTTGCGTGGGCGGCCGCGCTTGGCCCGTACGCCTTCGGCGATCGCAATCGGCTCGAAACTCTGCCGGTTAGATATCCCCATTGCGGTCATCAACATGCCCACGTGTGCGTCAAGAAACGCTTTCCGTGCTTTGTGGCTGCGGGGCAGACGCTTGACGCGGCTGTCCACAAACCGGAAGCACTCGAGCTCGATACGGTCCAGGCTGTACGTTCTCTCTTGCAGGTAATGCTCTTTGCGGAACTGGACGACCTTGTCCAGGTAGTCGTGAACTTTCTTCGGATCTTGCGTCTTGGGCGGTGGCAGCGCAGCAACCGCTTCCGTGAAACGACCAAGGGGGCGCTCCTCATTCGTCCCCATCATGTCCAGGCCCCGAGACATCGCTGCCAGCAAGTAAATCTCCGGCAGGTTGGCCTTCGCGTTCTCGAACCCGTTCATTAAGTTGTAGGCAGTCTTGCGGTCAAAGCGGATCTCGTCCAGAAAACGGACGAACACCCCCTTGGGCTGCAGGATTTCGCGGATGCGGACCAGCCGCTCCCCGATTGCCATGCGTGCCCGCCCGAAGTTGACCATGTCACTGCCTAAACCTTTGGTCTCCTTCTCAAGCGTGGCGCGTTCCTTTGGATCGAGTTCCCCCAGGTGGTCGATCACCGCTTCGAAGTTCGTCAATGTGATGTCTGTGTTCTTCATCATAAGATGTAGTCGTTACGCCATTCCCCTTTCCCTTTTTGGTAGCAAAGCGAAGATAGCACATATGCTTTGTCTCCGCGCAATGACTTTTCTACCATCTTTGTGCCAAATAGGGATTACCCCTTTGGTTGTACACAGCATGGTAAATATTAGCTTGCATTATTTCTTGACACGGCACTTTTTACGCCCTACCTTGTACTTACAAATTCAGTTCCAAAGGGCCGTAAATACAAACCCCCATGACTGTTCCCCCCTATTTTTCGAAGCGCTTTGAAAA